CTCTCTAGTAACTACCCAGTATCTCAACGACACAATTTGATGATTTCCACACGCATTGTGGAAAACCCTGTGGAAAACGAAATGTATTAAAAAACATAGGTAGTGTGCGGAGTTGTTGTTGGTTTAGCACCCGACCACTCGAATGTCAACCCCGAGTGTGCCAGTTTTTCCACAGACCCCGAGACCTTGACAAATCCGAGTTTTTCGGTTATTATAGAAACATGGAAAAGTCAAAAAGTCAGTTTTTTGAGTTTTTCAGAAATCTCAATTAATTAAAAAAATGGAATTTAAGGATTTTGAATCTTCTGCGATTTCAAGTTTAACTATAAATGAGGAAGAGCTTGTAATTGTGTTTAAATCATCCGATAAAGAGTATAATTACACTATAAATGATACAAAATGGGTAGAAATGCTCACTAATTGTATCAAAAACGATGAAAGTGTTGGTAAATTTGTATCAACATCGCTAAAACACAAGAAAATCCTTGAAAACAAGGATAATTCTAAATAATTACTCCAAATCATTGCAAATACTAGTATAAACAATGAAAAGCAATCGTAAATTCAATCCTGATAGTAAACACAACCAAATCCAGATTGAAGATGATTATGAAGACTTCGGATATGAAGTCAAGAATGCAAAGAGATTCAAAAGCAGAGCGAAACGCACTGCGAAGTTCAAAGACTATGATGATTTCGACTGATATCAACACATCATGTGCCACTAATCGTAGTGTCCACTAACACTTGCATTTCAGATTGATCTGTGCAATAGTAGATCATCGACACAAATCACATGACCACACAGTCACCCAACAAAGAGGATCTGTCCAACCTCATTGAGAACTATGCTTGGCATATCATCGATGGTTTGGATCACAAATCAGCTGATCAAATGTTGTTTGATTTGTTGACACGAGAGTATGAAAAGATGACGTGGGATGAAGTCACTGAAGAGATCGTAGATCTCTATGATGAAGATACATTAGTTGACCTGCTGCCCATGGGTGACAGTTGAGGTAGTGGCACACAGGGGGTTGTGCTGCCCCCAATCTCGTGTATTCTATAGAAGTCAACCAAACGACACCAACCATGCGTAAGATCGAACAGCAGATGAACGAGGCAGTTGCTAACAACAAGTCTTGGTCAAATGCTAACACCAGTGTTACGTACTGCGAGGACAATGGTGAATCCCGTGTATACCTGCACGGCAACCACATTGCCACCGTGGGTGATGACTTCCTCCAAATATTTGATGGAGGTTGGCAGTCAAACACCACCAAATCTCGTCTCAATGCACTCATCAACCGCTTCTGCAATGGGGTGACCGATGGTGTACACCAGCACAAATTTGAGTGGTTCATTCGTGACAACAACGTGACCAGAGAGTTCGAGAATGGTTACATCTTCGCCTGATGTAACAGGGGGTTAACAACCCCCTTTTTTTATGCTAAAATATATACATCACACATAGGAGTTAGTATACATGGACTTCAAGGATTACGTCGAGGGAGAGATGCAATACTATGAAGAATACTACGCCGAACTTGATATTTTGTTGAAAGAATATGGGTATGATTGTGATGTGATGGACATTGAATATACTACCGCTGATTGATACAAACTGGTCAGCCGCCCGACCAGTTGGCAAGGTGGCACAACCCCACTTGCAATTCGCCCGATTCTGTGCCATGCTTACAGCATGAACAAAACACTCCTCTCCAATCCCCAGACCGAGCAGGATCTGCAGGATTTCCTCTTCGATACCATGGCATCCGCTGACATGGCGGTCGATTGGTTCTGTGATCGCTTCAACGTGTCTGCAACTGATGAGGTCATCGACTTCGTGGTTGATACACATTTCGCAATGTTTGCCGACCAGTGACCCTGGTCTGGTATAGTACACACAACGACACCGACACATGATCAGCATCTCCCCTGTCTCCCCTAGCGTCTCACAGAGCGTCTGGACTCTCAAGGTCAATCCGCTGACTGGCACATTCAAGGTTCGCTGGTTTAAGTCTCCGTTGCAGGAGTACACCTACAAGACTCGCAAGCGTGACATCCTAGCATTGATGATGACTGGAGACCGATCCTTGGGACAGTGGGTAAACTATCACACTGGCAGTCGCAGACCTCGCCTCTGACCCCTTATAATTGACCCATGAGCAAACAACCCATGAAATTCGACTCCAACGGCATCTTCGCTTCAACCCCTGAACTTAACGCCATTGCCCTGCAGTGCCTAGAGCAGGAGAAGCGTGAGAGGGAACTGCGCCGTGAGTGGTTCAGCAAGTGGAATGAGACCAGCAACCACGATGGTGGACAGTGGGGGATCTGGAACATCAGCGATCGCCACTGATCGCCCTGGGCTCTACAATACACACAACACACAAACGAAACATGTTCGCAGTTCAACCTGTTGCCTGGGGTAAGTTCGATGAGCGGGGTGCAGACTACACCCCCACCATCGCAGGTGCCTATCGTATCGCATCCATCCGTCAGGCAGAGGGTGTGGGAGACCAGATGATCTGGAAGATGACCAGCGGCAATCCCATCCCATGGGTGAGGGTCTACGCTGACGAGCGGATCGATGCTGTGACAGACGACGCCCTGGCACACCTCGTCTAGGCAATGCCCCATCACCGTCTACAATACACACAACACACAAACGACACGATGCAAGCACTGACCTCCATGATCCCCGAGCGTGAGACCTACAACGGTTGGGCAAACTATGAGACCTGGAACGTGTCCCTGTGGATTCAGAACGACCCAGGCATGTATCGCCTCGCTCGCATCAAAGGGCACAGCGGTTACGATCACTTGATCCCTGCCCTTGAGGTGAACTTCGGGCAGATGACCCCTGACGGTGTGCGTTGGATGGATCCCACCATCGACACCGATGAGATGGACGAGATGCTAGAGGGGTTGTGCGACATGACGGGGTATTGACCCCTTCCATGCTATAATTTCACCAACGACACAACCACACGATGACGACCCTCACCCCTTACAACCTGACCGAAGCGCACCGCATCTACGTTGAGCGCATCGCACCCCTCCATGAACAATACCTCTCCGAGCAGAACGCAGGAGGGAAGATGAGGGCATCCATGGGCGACCTCTATGAAGACGTTGCCCAGGCAGTCATCTATGCTGTCGATCCGACTGTGGTCTGCAAGCACAACGACTACATCATGATTGAGAGCAGAGGGGGCAAGCACTACAAGCGCACCCAGGTGGATATCCACGCATACAAGGACGGCGAGCTGGCGTTCATCGTGGAGGGCAAGACCTACATCGACTCGTCCATGCTGGACCGTGCCTGCAGTGAGTTCGATAAGATCAGACGGGTCTACCCTGGCATCCCTGCCGCTGTGTTCTCTGGGCAGGACGCCACCGACCCTGACTCTGCAGCATGGTTCGCTGATGAGTGTGATCACCAAGTGTTCATCGTGAACACCACCAAGCAACGCAGCAGCAGTGCCCCTGTGTTTCAGACCGCCGACCCATTGGACACTGTAGCACTGCAGCAGTTCGCCGCATGGGTTGCCGACTGCCTGGCGAAACACTGAAATTTTGGTAAATCCGACAGGGGGCAGTATTTTGCCCCTAGTACGGGTGTACCCGCCCCGCCGTACCAAAAAAGTACCTTCTTCCTAACCTACAAAGTGTTACCCAAGCACGATAAATATTACGGGTCCCCCATATACAAAAAATTCGCCCAGAAAATTTTTACCTGTATAGTTGAATCATGAAAGACTACGATGGATACCTGAATAGACAAGCAGAAGTCCTCAATGAATTTGACGACTTTTGTGAACAATTTGAGAAACGCGCCGCCGAGCAATTTAAGAATGCAGACAAATCAGATGAAAGATTCAAACTCCTCCGAGAAATCGCAAATGAACCTGGAGCAAGTGCTGGAGATAGCATTCCAGGAGATCAGGGAACTGAAAGTTGAAGTAGAGCGTCTAAAATCTCCACAACTCATGTATAGACGCCCAGGTGCTGAAGCACATGAGAAAGTAACAGATTACTTGGATGATGTAGATGCCCGCTTAAAAATTTTAGAATATTCTGATAAGTAATGGCAATCCTCATACCTAGTGGTCAATCCTTCACCGAGGTTGGTGGTATGTGGAAGATGCTGCCTGCCCCTGGATCCTTTGTGTTACCCGACATGAGGAGAGAGGGGGAGGATATTAATATATACGAGACTGCTGGGGTGGTGAATGTCACTGCTCAAGCGAACTTGGTATGTCCTGGAGGAACACCTGGTCCTTCACAACCTAGTCCCGAGTTAATCACAGGTATCAGTGTCAGTGTCTATCAACCTGGTGTAATAGTCCTGAAAGGAGGAGTATCTACCATTGCAGAGATGAGAGATGGTACTGATGCTGTGAGTATGGGGAGTATCAGTGCAGCACCTGGGGTCACCACATTAGTGCTGCCGATCCCTATCATTGGCAATTACACAGAGAAGTGGTTATATGATAGCGAGGCAGGTTTCATTGAGAGTTATAAGGGACTAGAGGTGCCAATTGCACAGGACAATGTGAGAAGCTCATCATTCTTCAGTGGACAGGGTAAGGTGAAACCTATATCGCAAAAAATGAGGACCGAGCCTCTGATAGCACGAAAGATACCTGGAACAGGTGCAAGGAACTTTGCATATCAGAATTCTGTAGGTAGAGAGTTATATGGACCTGTAGGTCATGACCTTGCACAGCAGAATAGTAACTATATGTGGAGTTATAGACCCTCTCTGATAAAAACTCTGCGTTATCATTATCTAATCACTGTAACGAGCACATGTCCACCATATACTTGGACTTTCCCTGCATATGTGGATGTGGACAATAATTGGCGTCATCATAAGTCTAGGACGCTACATAGATTGTCTAGACAACGTACTGCGACTACGGGTATTGTAGGAACAACTGGAGGTAACCCCTAATGGCAGCAGGATCGGGTATAAGCAGAATTAAAGACCTAGAGAGTGGTCACCAGTGTTGGCCACCTGTACCTGTCGTTACAGGGTCTACAAACGTATTTGTAAACAAGAAAGCAGTAATAAAGGTTGGTGATGTAACATCAGTCCATGTATGTGGTAAGAACCCACCTCATAGTGATACGTGTGTGAAGGGATCGACGAAGGTGTTCTGTAATAAGAAGGCAATCATGCGTATTGGTGATGTATTGTCATTTGGAGCAGTAATGACACAAGGATCGCATACAGTGTTGGCAGGTGGATGAATTTGTGGTATAATATTATCAGTTCATTATTGATCAATGGCAAAGGTTAAAAAGTCTCTACTTGGACAACAGTTTATTGAGTCCCAACCGAAGAATACTCGTCAGGGTAACGGAAGGAACACCAAGTATGCAGCAACATCCCGTAACAAAGCAAAGAAGCGTTATCGGGGTCAAGGTAAGTGAATCTAATTTGCAATCTTCCTGCTAAAAAAGTATGGGTTCGTAAAGAATACTTACGAGACCATCAAGATGGACATGGGGAGTTTGTAGAGGGCGTCTGGGTATGTGCTAAAAGCATACCTGGGCGTGCTTTTTACTTTGAGACATATTTGCCTACCTATGGTGCGATGTATGATAAACTCCCCATCAGTGCCTTTGTAAGATCACCCAAAACTCCAGACGTAGACATGAGTTTGGAGAATTTGCAGTTCTGGAATTGCATGGACTATGGTGTTATGGCAATCAACAAAGGATTCATCGCACAGATGGAAGTAGAGATCTTTACTCGTGATCATGGGTTACAGAAAGGTAAATACTTGTTTACATTAGACAACTATCATGCAAATCCTGATGTGATAGATAATAATGTAAGTGAGACTCCACAGGAGCACAAATCACATAATTGCATTGCATTGAACAATGGTCAATATGCATTGTATCCTAATAATAGGATGCGTCTGTATGACCTCTCCTTGACCCCAGAACAACCCACATTCCCTGATTTCAAAGTATCTACCATAGAGTATGAAGTTGAGGGTGAAACGGACTGGGGACGCCTTGGAGACACTGACGATTATTTCTGGCAAACACTAAAGGAGAAACAAAATGGGTAATTCACCTACCGACAAAAGTAAAGATTTTATCAAGTCTGGAATGACCCTGATCACACAGGTTGACTCCGACAAGTATCTGAAGAAACTGAAGAAGGAAGATCAGAAAAAGGACCATAAATAAACAATAAATCGTCTTATTGTGCCTAGTCAACAGTCTTTTAAAGATTTAAAGGTATCCTTCAAACCACATCCTGTAACAGGAGATTTGATGGTTGCTAAAGACGACGCTGCTATTAAGCAGGCAGTTGTCAATCTTATCATGACTATACCTGGGGAAAGACCATTCAATAACAAGTTGGGTTCTAGTCTGAACGCTCTATTATTTGAACCACTCGATTTTGCAGTGGCATCTCAAATTGAGAGTGAAATTAGATTAGTTCTACGACAGTTTGAACCAAGAATCAACGTTACTGATTTGCAGGTAGAACCCAACTTTCTTGATAATGCTTTTGATGTCCATCTAGAGTTTAGAATTCGTGGTCGTCAGGATGATCCTACATTTGATCTCAACTTCCTCCTTCAGAGAACACAATGAAGTATATTCAAGTCAATAATTTAGACTTTGCAAACATCAAGTCTGCTCTCAAAGATTATCTGCGAGCGCAGACTGATTTTACTGACTATGACTTCGAGGGTTCTGTATGGAGCAACGTCCTAGACGTTCTGGCATATAACACTTACTACACCGCGTTCAATACGAACATGGTGGTAAACGAGATGTTTTTGGAGTCTGCCACACTCCGTGACAACGTAGTCACTATCGCAAAGCAACTTGGATATAAACCAAAGTCCGTGGTTGCACCTAAAGCAACCGTAAGTTTTCAAGTAAATTTTCCACAGACATATCCTGCTACGATTGAACTGAAGAAAGGTACGGGATTTGTCACATCTTTTGATGATAAGATCTATAAGTTTGTAACCATTGAGGATTACAAAGCGGGAGTCATCAATGGACAAGCATTTTTCAACAATGTAGAGGTGTACGAGGGTTCACTAGTTACCGACACTTTTACTGTAGATACGACAAGAGCGGGACAGCAATTCCTACTTTCTAACGGTTCTGCGGATACTAGCACTATTCGTACCAAGGTTTACCCTATTGAGACAGCAACCGAGTTTGCTTACTACAATCAGATTAACAATATTATTGACATTGGAGCATCTGACGGTATTTTCTACGTAGACGAGAATCTAGACGAGCAATACGAACTCTTCTTCGGTGACGGTGTTATCGGAAAGGCGCTAGAGAATAACAACTTCATTGAAGTATCCTACCTAGTATCATCGGGTAGCGCAGCGAACAATGCTTCTGTATTCACATTTTCTGGTGTTCTGACAGATAAGAACGGAATTGCGTTCCCTAATAACGTAACCAACATCACTACAGTGTTCCCTGCACAGGGTGGTGCGGATATTGAGAACATTGACAGCATTAAGAATAATGCTCCTAAACTGTATGCAACACAGAATAGAGCAGTCACATCAAATGACTATGCTGCTATCGTAAGAAAAATCTACCCAGCGATCTCTGATATCATCACATACGGCGGTGAAGAGGAGAGATACCCTGAATTTGGTAAAGTCAAGATTGTAATCAAACCAAACAGCGGATCTACTCTATCAACAAGAACCAAGCAAGAAATCATTGCTGGATTAAAGGATTATGCTGTTGCTTCTGTAACTCCAGAGATCAAGGACCCATCTATCCTGTATCTAGAGTTAGACAGCAGAATTAACTATAACACTAGAATTACTAACCAGTTCCCTGAAGATATTAAGATCAAGGTTAGTAATGGAGTAGAAGATTACACTAAACTATCTGGTACAGAGAAATTCAACGGAAAGTTTAGATACAGTAAGTACATCGGTATTATTGATGGTGCTGACAGATCGATCACATCTAATACCACAACAGTGACGATGAGGAAAGACTTCTATCCTCTCATCAACGCTACTTCATACTACGAACTCTGCTTCCAGAACCCATTCAAGAACACTTGTCCTGAAGACGGTCCTGTGATTGAGAGCACTGGATTTAAGGTTCAAGAATACCCCACATATGTGGTCTATATGGAAGATCGCTTGGGTAAAATGATCCTATATAGACTAGATCCTGGAACTGGTGAAAAGATAGTATTGAAGGACTATATTGGCGATGTTGATTACGACGAAGGCGAAATCAAACTCTATGATGTAACCATTATTCAAGGCACTTTCTTTGACAATCGAATTTCGGTTCGTGTTGTTCCTCGTAATAATGATATCGATGCGTCTAGACACATGTATCTAGATTTAGATGTTGCTAATAGTAAGTTCGCGGTATACCCAGAGTAAGTAGATGAGTAATCAAATTTCATCGCTAATTGAAAATCAGCTTCCTGCGTTTATCGTTACAGATTATGGCGAACTCGCAGCAGTATTAGAGTCATACTACAAGCAGTTAGAGGCAACTGGTCAACCCCTTGATATTATTGCTAATATCGCAAAGTATCGCGATATTGACTTTTATGAGAAGAATCTTTTAAAAGAGAGCACCACACTCACTAGTAATGTTAGTGCTGCTGCTACCACTATTACTGTTGCTGATGCCAGTTCTTTCCCCAAGAAGGACGGTTACATCAAAATTGGTGATGAGATATGCTTTTATGCAGAAAGAACCGACACAGAGTTCCTAGGTGTTGCTAGAGGTGTTCATGGAACCACTCAACTAGGAGATTTGCACGAGACTTCTGTATTTGAGTCTTCTAACGCAAGTTCTCATTTTACAAACGCCACTGTATATAATTTAAGTCATCTCTTCTTGTATGCATTTGTAAAAGCATTCGAGAGAGAATATCTAGTAGACGTTCCAGAAGTATATCTCAAAGGAGATATTGATAAGCGTCAGTTAATCAAAAATATTTCAGACTTCTATAAAGTCAAGGGAACTGATAAGTCAATCAGATTTATTTTCAACTCTATTGTATCAAAGAGTGCTGATGATGTCCCTACAACTTACTATCCTAAAGATTTTACTGTAAAAGTATCCGAATCTAACTGGGATTCTGCATTTGCGTTACAAGTCATTGTTTTGTCTGGCAATCCAGACTGGTTGATTGGTGAGAGTATTATTCAGCAAGCAGATAAGAATTCTCCCGATTCTAGTTATGCATCTGTAGGTGTTGAGAATGTGGTCGGCATTGGTAAGGTTGGCAATTATGGTTTGTACAATCTGTTAATCAACCCATCTACAGTAAATGGCGATTTTGAAATCCCCCAAAAGACAGTCCTGGACAGGGATCTCACGCCTACTCAAGGTGCTGGAGATACAATCACTGTAGACTCTACTTTGGGTTGGACAGCACAGACTGGATACCTACAAATTAACAATGAGATCATTAGATTTGAAGGAAAAGGTGCTAGACAGTTTATTATTAGAGAAAGAGGCAATATCACTAGAACACACAGTGTTGGTGACCTAGTAGTAAACTATTCTAATGTCACAGCATCTACTGCTGATGGTAATGTCAAGTTACTTGTCTACGGAACTCTAACAAACCTCAATGTTGAGAACGCACAACCATATTCTCAAGTAGGTGATAAGATTCAAGTCTCTAAACCAGGATTTGAAACCAAGAATCCCGTTATTTACGACCAAAGTGCAAATGGTGTTCGTTGGAAGGTAAACACTTCTGGGTTAACTCCATCAGTTCCATTCAATCCTGGTGTCGGTCAAGGACTGCAGAAATTCCTTGCTGATGTCAGTGCGGTGTACGAAGACAGTCAGTATTACTACTTTGCTACGTCTTCATATCCATCTACCCCTATTCTGACAAGTCAGGATCAACCAGTGCCTATGGTTGACCCCCAGTTGCTCAAACTCATTCCAAAAGAGACTAGTACAACTCCCGAAGTATACAAAACCCCAACGAGAGATGTAGGTATCTTTGTTGATGGTTCTATTGCTTTCAGTTTCAGGAGCGAGAACAATATTGCATATGGAGACATTCAGACCTACACACTCACCAAACGTGGTTCTGGATACACCAAACCTCCTTATGTTCTAGTAAACGGTGATTCGTCGATTGCTCTGTCTTCTTTGGCGGGTGATACTGTTAATGCAATCACAACTATTAAAAACCAAAATTATACAGCAGATCCTTTAATTGAGATTACTGCTGGCAGAAATGGTAAAGCAGAAGCAGTTATTACATCTGGAGAAATTACTAGCATCAGAATTATTGATGCTGGTGAATATTATTCTGCACCACCTCTTGTCGTTATTAGTGACCTAGCAGGTAAAGGTAGGTTTGCTGAATATCGCGCAAAGACAAATACGTTAGGAAAAATCACAGAGTTTGAGAAAATCTCTGGTGGTAAGTTTTATACCCAAGAAAATGTAAGGGTTGAGTTAGTCTCTGAAGGTCAAAACAACCCTGCATCTGCGACTGCTAGAATCTACCGTTGGGTCCGAAATAGATTCTTTGAAAATGAGCTTATTTTAGATGATAACAACGGACTAGCAGTAAAGGATGCAATTGAAAATGAATATTATTATGGTGTTGCTGCGAACCCAAAAAGACTGCGTTTGAGACTGCAGGACAATATCCAAAATATCACATTCCAAGAAACAGCAACTCTCAATCACTCCCCGATTCTTGGATATGCATATGATGGAAATCCAATTTATGGTCCATATGGATTCTCTGATCCCCTAGACAGTTCATCTTCTGTTGCGAGAATGAACAGTGGATATCAACTTAAGAGTTCTAGAACCGATGGTCCTGTTGATGCTCCATATGACATGGGCACATTTGTTGATGACTATGAGTGGGTTGCTACAGTTGATACTGGTAAGACTCGTCTTGATATCAATAATGGTAGATTCTGTGTAACACCAGAATTCCCACGGGGAACGTATGCATACTTTATTACTATTGATGCTACAAATAAACCTGTATATCCATATATTCTCGGTGAGAACTTCTATTCTCTCCCAGTTAGATCAAACTACGAAAGCAAGATTACTCAAAAGTCTATTCCTTCTGATTCGAGAAGACTGTTTATTCCTGGCACACTGAAGAATGGTTCTGGAGAACTAGCGTTTGTAGATTCTGTTACTACTGGTTTTGTCTCTTCTGTGAAAATTGAAGATTCGCAACCTAACTTCCAGGTTGGTTCTAGAATCTATGTTGATGATGCAGGAACTGGTGGTAGTGGTGCATCTGGTATTGTATCTTCTACTTTCGGCAAACCTGTTATTGGTATTGAATCAAAAGAACTCAAAGCAGTTCAATTAACAACTCTAACTTCATTCTTTGGTTTTCTTGGTGATACAATCACTCAAGAGGGAACAGGTGCTGTCGGTGAGTTGATTAGAGATGTCAGTGAAGAGAACACTATTGTTTTAAGAGCTGTTAGTGGTACATTTGAAGTAGGAAATGAAATTAACTCTTCTACTAGAGTAATTAATCTTTTACTCTCACAGAACAGCACATACACTCAAGGCGAGACTCTTGCTCTTGTATTGTTTGACGATCCCACCACAGAGATTGCTACTGGTGAGATTTTGGCAGGAACTGTTGAGCAGAACGCCGTCAGATTAAAAGTATTGTCTGGTAACTTTGACGATTATCTAAATTATGCAGAAGGCGAAGTTATTCTGAAGAGTAGTGATCTAGGCAATACTGCAGGAACTGAAATTGTAATTATCAAAGAGTTGAGTAAAAACGTCGGTGTCACTGGTGTTGATGAATCTATTGCTATCCTAGAGACAACTGAAGCACATGACTTTGGTAGTGGTGATATTATTGATATTATTGTAGATCCCGATGAAGCAACTACCGAGACTACTTATTATGTCACCAAAAAGAAATTCCAAGAAGTTTCTCTATTAGATCTACAATACAGTGCCAAAGTAAACGACAGTGGTATTGGAGCATCTACTGTCATTGGTCTCGGTAAAGACTACTATACAGACACATATAATGATGTGCCTCTAGTATTTGCAAATGCTGCGAAGAACAGAGATGACGTTGTTCAGGCAAAAGCAACCGTAGTTGTTGCTGGAGATAACTTTGATGGTAGTGGTAATATTGCGAGTATCACTATCACTGATCCAGGTTCTAACTATCGTAGAGATGATATCCTAACTTTAGCACCAAATGCTGTTCCTAGGGTAGATCCTGCCGATCTGGATCAAAGTCCTAATCTTGGTATGGAGTATACCAACCAAGAGCAAGTAGAAGCAAATTTAGCGAAGAGATTCTTTGTTGCCGAAGCTGACTACGACGACTTCATTGCCAACGAATACACAGCAGCTGCTTTTGGGGTGAATGATGCTGGTAACGTAAACTTCATTTATCAGAACACAGATCCAAATAATTTTAGTATCCAATATTTTATCGTTGATGAAGAGGGAGATGAACTCACCACTTCCGATACAATTGGTGGATATGCAATTACTGCCACAGATACTTTCTATCCTCAAGGTTCTTTGTTGCCACAGTACGTATTCAAAGATCTGGATACCAACGAAGAAAACCCTGATTATAGTCTTCGTGTCGGCAGCACACTTACTATTCCTAATATGGCGGGGCACACCATTTATGTGGTGTCCAATTACAGCACATCTACAGCGTCTGACGGATATGCATTGAAAGTAGATGACTATGACATCGCTACTGGATCTTCTACTGATCAATCCGTTCCAATTACATTCACACCACAATTTGCTGGCACATACTACTATATCTGTATTGCCCACCCAGAGATGGTTGGAACAATTACTGTATATGCTGCTCCAGGATCATCTACGCCTCTAATCAATGTAGATTCTGCTGGATTCGGTGTTGATAGAACTGATCTCAATGTAACCAACACTTTTGGTATTGCAGCGAATGATCTACTGTCTATTGGATCTGAAGTTATCAAGGTTGTTACAGTTGACAACACCAATAAAAAGATGACTGTATTGAGAGCACAGGAAGGCACCAGTAAGTCAGATCATGGCGATGGTAAAGATATAACATCTTTCAACCCAACATACAATTTTACTCCTGGATCTAAACTTGGTGGCAATACCGCCAATGATCCTGTTGTTGTGTCTTATGATAAGACTTCCAAGACTTTAGTCGTCAACTGGGATTACGACGCAACATCCACAGTTCCATTGACAACTGTATCTTCCATTCAGGATCAAAGTACGCCACCTAAAGTGGTGTCTATTTCTAGTACAGAACCCATCAGAGAGAAACTTCTATTCTCTCTAGACAACACCAATTTTGACACTAACCCTGTTGTTGATATTCAGAAGTATTACTTCTACAAGTTTGATGTCAGTCACCCTTCGATGCTGAATTCTTACTTGGATATTTCTACAAGTCCAAACTTTAATGTCTTTACAGAAGAAAAGGAAGTTGGTCTGACTGAACCAGGAAATCCTGGTGCGTATGTAAGAATTAGACTTGGTTATGGTGCAAACATTGGTGAGAAGACACGTAAGGATGTAAACTTCACTAGTTACTACTATTTCCTCACCAATTCTTCTACAGACACTGAAGGATCTTTCTTAAGAGTCATTGACGATCCTCTTTCTGGCAGAAAGTCTGTCACATACACAACTGATACAAAAGTTGTCTATGGTCTAGATGAAGTTCCTCAATATGACGGTTCTGGAGATATTAATTACACGGGACGTTCTGTTGGTAAAATTTCGTCTATTACATTAGACAATCTAGGTTCTAACTACAAGAAACTACCTATCATCAAAGGTGTTGTCCCTGCTGATGGATATAAAGCAGAAGTAACAGCGGTTAGAAATGCCACAACCAATGAGATTGAGGCAATTACCATTTCTGATCCAGGACAAGGATATTCTAAACCAGAATTGGTAGTTGCTAGTGGAGAAGGCACTGGTCTTCGCACCGTAGTTGATACCGAAAATGGTAAGGTTACTCAAGTAAGAATTCTCAATGGAGGAACATTTACAGAGACACCATTGGTTGATATTATCGAAACTGACAACAAGTTATTCTTTGAGTCGGAAAACATTGGCGTACCACAAAATGTCAATTTCGTCAAGTATGGATCTGGATTCCATACTGATGATACCATCATCTCTGAATACCTCACACCTTCTGTATTTGTCTTAAGATCATTTGATCTAGATGCATTCAAACCTGGCGAACTCATTGAACAGCGTTCTGGTCAACTTGTTACTGCTCAAGGTAGAGTTGCACCTAATGGATGGACAAAGGGTTCTAATATCCTGCGTCTTGAAAAAATTACTGGTGTATTCAAAGAGAATGAGCAGATTATTGGAAAGAGTGGAAAAAATACTGCTGTCATTGACAGTATCAAGAAGACTACATTTGCTCCAGTCATTGTAACTAGAGACAAGACTTTGGGAGTATTTACTTCTGATAGAGGAAAGATTAGTTCTGGCAACCAGAAGCTTCATGACTCTGATTTCTACCAAGATTACTCTTATGTAATTAGATCTAGAACTCCAATCAAGCAGTGGCGTAATATCATTAAAGATACCACACACCCTGCAGGATTTAAGGCATTTGGTGAGGTATACCTGGAGACACAGGCACCTGCAATCATGCCTACTAGTCAACCTGTCAAAAAGACTACGGTGATCATCACAGGTCCGCCTGTAAATCTTTCTACAGTTTCGACTAGGAGAAGTATTACTACTAGTGTATTCAAGGTAGAAGACTCTAGAGTCTCTAGAGGTGCTGGTTCTGTATCTGTCGATGATTTTGACGAAACCCTCTTCAAGACTAGAGAATTAGAACTCACTCCTGCCTTTGATGGTAGATATGACCCCCAAACAGGTCTAAAGATTGGTAATACCCAGTTTACTATTATTGATAAGGCAACAGGCACTGCATACACCCCATACAACGAGCAAGAACTGCTCATGACCATTGATGGTGTAGCACAGAGACCTGGGTATTCTTTCAAAGTAACTGGCAATCAACTCAATTTCTACGAACCACCTCTTGGTATCAGAATTGTAGAAGATCAGGAAGTTCCAGCACAGCAAGAATATATTAGAGCATTCAAGTTTAGAGAAGATGCAGACAATGCACGCTATCTTAAGCGTCTGAAAAATATTGCAGATTCGTTCGATGGTAGAACTAGAATCTTTGACCTCAACTGGGAAGATGGTAGTGTCGTAAAGACACAAGTCAACGAAGATCTGTTTGTATATCTCGATGGAGTATTGCAGCAAGGTTCATATGAAATCAGAAGATTTTCAAGTCCAAACAAAACAGATCGTATCGCTTTTGATAAAGCACCCAAAAACTACAAAGACTTATACGATGCTGATGCTTTTCCACAAGAACTACAGAATGAGACATATTTCTATGGATTTGGTGTGGGTCTATATGAAAGACTTGGAATAGACGAAAGAATAGTTCCTTTCAACACATATAATAGTTACTCCATCTATGATTCAAAAGGTGACGTAATTAATGTAGATGATGATAAGAATCTCTATGTTTATGTTGATGGTGTGTTGCAGAATAGAGAATTCTCTTACAAGATTGCTGGATCTTCTATTATATTCAATCAACCACTCACTTATGCAGAACAAGCAGATGGTGGATACACCACTGCTAGAGTTGACATTATCCGTCTATATGGTAAAGATGCTCAACAGACAGTCACACTGTTTAATCATGAACCTGATGTTTACTACAACAGAGCAACAGTTGAATTAGATCTTGCTGGTGGTTATGGTGCCCTCACAACTTGGCGCACACAAAATACCACTGACACTACGATTGTGAGACAAGGAGACAAAGTATGGGGAGATCTCATCTCTGTTTCTTTGGGTGCTGGCAATACATTCAAAATTGAACTACGTTCACAGAACATTCTCTCTGATGAATCCCTACCTATCACCTTCGATAGAAGTGATGGATCTCCACTTACATTGAATCCAGATAGTTTCACTATTACATATGTAACTAATGAAGATGGTGAGAGGGTCCTCAATAGAGTAGAGGCAAATTATATTCCTTACTTACCCACAGGTGATGCCTTCGACAGTTTTGACTACAGAGGTGAGATTCTGAAACAACATCCAAACCTTCGTGTTGGTGATAAGATCAAAATCGATGGCGAAACCGATTTCAGAAGAATTATCAGTTCTCCACTATTTGCAAGACCAACTGAATATCGTGACGACGAACAAGTATCCAATAACTTCTTTACAAAGATTGCTGCTGGTAACTATGACGGCGAGAAGTTTGGTGAAGGTCTATCTGTAGTTGCAAACATTGATGCTGGTAAAGTAACTTCCCTCGACTGGAATCGTAGAGATCTCTCATACTATTTCAACCATGGTATCCTGATCAATCCTACTGCATACAACTATAATAGCGCACCAATTCTAAACTTCATTCCTGTCAATGGTGAAGGTGGTGGTGCTAAAGCAAGAGTGATTGTATATGGTGGTCAAATCATTGATATTGAAATTGTAGATCCTGGATCTGGTTACACCAAGGCACCTAGAGTCGTAGTTTCTAGAGGTTATTCAATTCTCCGAGAAAATAACCACCCAGAGTTCTTGATGATCAGATATACCACTGGTGGTGGAGGTCAGAATCTAGTTAATACTATCCAAGTAGTATCATCTGTTGTTCCCCTGTATGACAAAAACCTCATTGAAAGCATTGCTGTTATACAGCAACCAAATCCTCTCCAATTTAATAACGAATACGTCAGAGTTATTCAACCAGCGTCTCCTGCAATTGGAATGGGTGAAGTATCTGAACAGAAGATCCTCTCTCAAATTCAGTATATTGCTGCTACAGAATCTCCTGCTGCAGTATCGCAACCTGCATTTACGAGAATCTTCCCTGACAATATGGATCTTGGTTTTGAGTCATTCAGGGCAGTCAAGACCAGACAATATAGTTCTGGTGTTGTCGCAATAGATGAGCAACCAGTTAATAATCCTCATCTCTATTCTCAAGGTAAGTTAGGAACTACAGTATCCTCCTTCATTGATTATCTGTTCCTAGATGTTGGATATGCAAATGTGTCTGGTATTACTCTGGAGCAACTTGAATTGACTTATACACAATTTGCTGGTATTAGCGAAGGAGTTAATACCTGGATGGATAACTTGGCAATTAATGCCTCTTCATTAACTACCGATGGATCACTATTCAACCCAGGTGTTCCATCACTACAAGAGCATGTCAGTTTCTTGGATGCTCCTGCAACTGATGTGTCAATTGTACTCTATGTTCCAGACACTTCCAGGTTCCCTGACTCTGGAAAACTCTTGTTGGGTAAAGAACTTGTAACATATACTAGCAAGTCAGCTGATCGTTTTGCTGGTGTCACAAGGGGTGTCGATGGCACCACTGCAGAAGCACATGCTGCAGGTACATTTATCAGGACTATCGGTCTAGAGACAACTCTCTAAAAACACCGTATAAATATAAATAACACAGAAATCCAACCCGTATCTCTTATTTCAATGGCTGCTATTATCTCGGAAAAGTTTAGAATTTTTAATGCGAAGCAGTTCCTAGAGTCTCTTACTGAAGGCGCTAGCGATACTGGTGCTGACCGAAGTCGTATGTACTTCTTTGTCGGCAGACCCCAAGCATGGGATTCGTTTTTAGAAGTATATTCGACAGACGGTGGTTCGTTCACCGTAGGCAACGAAGTATATGTTGGTGCCAACTATGCTGGCGCTACATTTAAGGCAACAATCGCAAAGATTCTTCCTGAAAGTCTTCTACTTAACTTGGTAGGACCACTTCCAACTAGTGCTCCTACTCTGGGATCTCTGTTGAAAGAATACGACGGTTCGGCGGATACGGGTGTCCAAGCAACCACGGGTGTTTACAGATATTCTACAGAGAACGTTCCTCCTGTACCTCTTGATAACCTAACCGAGAAATTCAGCGTTTACAGTGACATCATTGCAGCGAAGAGAATCACTTCTTCCTATGCAAGATCTGTTGTAAGAAGATACAACTGGGACACAGCGAACAATCCAAAGTTCGACATGTGGAAACCCAACTATTCTGCTACCCCTGCTGGTGGTGGTCAGGTCGGTGTTGGAACCGCTCTTGGCGGATCTTCTATCTCTGGAGCAAAGTTCTATGTAATGAACCAGGGTTACGAGGTATTCAAATGCCTCTATAACGGCGAGTCTGTTGCTAATCCATCTGGTGTTAACGTAGTTCACGAACCCAAGACCAATCCTTCTGCTGGTCTCGGTACATATTCTAACGGCATCTTTACTGCTCCTGATGGATCTTATATCTGGAAGTACATGTACACCATGCCTACTGATGATGTACTAGCATTCCTCTCTTCTGACTTCATGCCTATTGCGGCAGCAGGAGAAGCAAGCAGAGTTGCAACTGAAACTGCAGCAGTAGCAGGTGCTCTTGATGTTGCTCTCATCAAAGATGGCGGCACTGGTCTTACTAACGGAACCTTCTATGCTCCTGTACTAGGAGATGGTACTGGCGCTATTGCTAAACTAGTTGTTGCTGCTGGTGTTATCACTAGTGTCGAGATGGAGACTGCAGGTTCTGGTTATACCTATGCATCCATCCCTGTTGTGACTGGTGTTCCTTCTGGAACTGCAGGTAGCACAGAAGCAATCGGTCTATTCACTGATACTGCACTTACAGTATCTCAAGCAGTTGCAGCAACATCTGCTCCATCACTAGAAGTGATCATTCCTCCACAAGGTGGTCACGGTTCTGACTTTGAGACCGAATTTAATGCAAAGCGCGTTATGGCAAATATTCGTCTCACTTTCGTCGAAAGTGCTGGCGACTTCCCTGTCGATAATGATTTCCGTCGTATTGGTATTATCAAAGATCCTTATGATTTCGGTACTACTACTTTCGCTACTGCTGATACCCTTTCTGGACTGAAGGCAGTTAAGATTACTGGAGCAACTGGAGACTTCACTCCCGATGAGATGATCACCCAGACTGTTGCAGGAGGCACTGCAAAGGGCACTGTAGTCTCTTGGACCCTAGATGCTGGATCTCCTACTCCAACACCTTCTACCCCTGGTAGCGGCGTTCTGAAGTACATGCAAAGTTCCGAGTATCATATGGATGCTAACTACATTGTGAGAGCATTTGCATCAGATGCTGCTAACGCAATTGTAGGTGCAGATTCTGCTTCTCAAGGTACTGTGGATGTTGCATTGGCAGATGGTACAGAACTGATTGGTTCCGTATTCACCGATGGTATGGCAGATCCCGAGATCGAAGCGAACACGGGCGATCTCATATACATAGAGAACAGAAGACTAATCACTAGAGCAGCCGACCAGATTGAGGACATCAAGTTAGTCATCGAATTCTGATTATAAACAAAAACAAGACGGTAGTTTAATACAATGCCACAGAAGACTAATCTTAAAGCCGCCCCATATTTTGACGACTACGATTCAAGGAAAGATTTCTACAAAGTATTATACAGACCTGGTTACCCTGTACAGGGTAGGGAACTTAATACTACACAATCTATTCTACAGAATCAGATCGAAAGCTATGGCAAATATGCTTTCAAACAGGGCGACCTAGTTGTCCCTGGAGAGGTCGGTCTTAACAAAAAACTGGACTTTGTAAAACTATCGTCTGTTTCTGAAGTTGCTGTTAATGTTGATGGTGAATTAGTATATCAAAAGTATGACATCGATGGTCTGGTTGGTCAGAAGATCAACGGACTATCTTCTGGTGTTATTGCTATTGTTCAAACTGTTGTAAAAGCAACAGAGAACAATTCTGATACATTATATGTAAAATATTTAACGGCAGGTGACAGTGGAGATGAAGAAACATTCCGCCAAGGAGAAACTCTCGAAGTTGTCGATGGCGTTAACTCACCTTTGCTTGTTGTTGGTACTGACGGCAGTGTTCTTCCTACTAGCGTTGCAGTCTTAAATCCTGATACAAGTGAGACTACATTTGTAGACAGTGGTGCCATGGGATTTGGTTCTGCTGTACAAGTAGAAGAAGGTGTCTATTTTGTAAATGGTTATTTCGTAAGAAATGATTCGGGTCTTATTGTTGTTGATGGTTATAGTGACAATCCTTCGGTAAAAGTTGGATTCAAAATTACCGAAACCCTAGTCACCCCAGAGGATGACCCTTCTCTGTATGACAATGCATTTGGATCTTCTAACTATGCTGCACCTGGAGCACATAGATTACAGATCACACTATCTCTGGTCAAATATCAGTTTGAACAGACTCCTGACAAGAATTTTATTCAACTCCTATCTATCAAGAATGGAGTTATCCAGAAACAAGTAAAGCAAGCAGCATATAATACTCTTGAGAATACTCTTGCTAGAAGAACATACGACGAATCTGGTGATTACGTAGTAGAGAACTTTGACGTTGATATTAGAGAGTTTTATCAAAGAGATGGAAACTTTGGTCTGTATAGTGCTGGTGTCGATGGCACAGTAGGACCAAATGGTATTTCTGCAATGGAAGCTGCAGATAAACTAATTGCAACGGTTGGTGCTGGTAAAGCATACGTTCGTGGTTTTGAAATTGTCAACAAAGAAACCAAGTATCTGGAAGTTGACAAGGCAAGAGAAACCCTTGCCAGAGATAACGTAACGATCAAGTCTAATGGTCTTGCATCGTTTACACTAACAAATGTATACAATACGCTGCCACTAAACGCAGAAGGAGCAGATCTTACTGCATATCCAACTATTTTCCTCAACGCTGCATATAATGACGGAACTGTTGGATTTAATAATCTAGAAGAAGTCACTGATTACAGACAGACTCTTTCTAGAAGAGGACAAGGATTTGACAAAGATGATGCCATTAAGACCATCTGGGTACAAGCATCTGCTGATCTAGGTCTTATTGACGATACTAGTATTTCTGATTCCCCTGGTTCTGGAAAACTAGATATCAGAACTCTTTACTTTGTTCAGACTAGAACAGACACTGGTGGTGTAGCAACAACAAACACTGTCAAGGTACTGTCATTTGCAAAAGTTACTAGACCTGAAATTGGTGATGTAAATGCACAATTCCTTCAGTTGACTGTTGCTGGTAGAAAAGATCTACTAGACGATTTCTTCCTTGAGTATGATGACAACGTAGCGACAAAAAGAAGATTCTTATACACTAGTCTCGCTAACGTCCAACAAGAAGTTAACAACCTAGGATACATTGTAGATTATTCAGACAGCATTGTTCCTGTTATTGGTGTAGCAAAACCAAAAGACTTTACTCTTGTTAAGAGACCAGAGGGATTCAATCAGGATACAGATATCATTATCTCTCGTGGAAAACTTGCTGATGGCAGAGAAACATATAACGGCAACTTTAATCTCTCTTACTTCAACCCAGTATTTTTCACCAGACTTTTTGTAGATTCTCCTGTCACTCCAGACTTCGCACCTGGTAAGTACATTTATGGCACCACAAGCGGTGCATATGGCATTGTAGAAGGTTCTTCTAATGGTTATATGTCATTGGGCAGAAGTTTGTTTGTAAAGACCTTGTACGGCAATTTCGTGCCTGGTGAGACTATCAATAGTGAAGAAGGTTCGGTTCTGCGTATTCCAAAGAACAACACCATCTCCCACTTCGTTGTACAACGTCAAGGAACTGGTTACGTTGCAGGATCGAAAATTAATGTTAACGGCACTCTATTTGAAAGTGCTGATATTGAAGTTGGTATTGATGGTGGTACTGTTTACAAGGTTGTAATTAATAACAGAGATGCAATCCAAACCGAATTTGCTGCACCTCCTATTTGTGAGGTAACTGGAGCGAATACAATCGCTGTAGGTATTGCGCCTGTACTCTATAGAGATACAGTTCTGACATACACAGCACAAAATGTCAAGTCTCTGTATTCTGAATTTGGATCAAATAATAAATTTTCTGCTGATATCGAAACTACCGAAGGCAGTCTCTCCGATACGAGAAATGTAACCGAATCCACTTTCTCTGGTACGAAGGGATATAAGTTTATTGAGTGTAATGCGTTTGGATCTGATGCATCTTTAGTTCTTGTTCAGGGTGACATTATTCAGTTCAATGATGATACTGGAAGAGTAAACAAGTACACTGTCGAACTAGTAACTACACCAAGAGGAACAGATAAGTCTAGGATCTACTTGAATGGTGCTCTGCCTGATACAGTAACGGCAAAGACTGTCATTAGACAACGCGGCAAAGTCAACAATGGTTCTACATCTACCTTGATCTTCCCAACAGGAAGTAAAGAGGTAGGTAGTCTCGTCAAGTCAACCGAAGATACCAAATTAGTTTATTACATCAGAAGAGACTTTGTAACCACTGGTAGTGATAACGGCGGTAACATTACTTTTGCTGCACAACTAGATTTTGGTACACAGAGGTTTACTCAATTCACAGAAAGAGACTTCCTCATCACTGTCTTGGACAAAGGTGGTTCTGACCTAGTAGAAACTGGAGATGTTGTTTATGTTTCTCCAGAGTTCGTTAAAATTCTGAATACTACAGATGCTACATCTGGATTGTCTTCTGGTAGTATCACACTTACCTTCCCTGGTAACTATTTTGGTAATAATGTAACCAACTTCCCCAAACTGAAGTTGACTGCAACCATCGAAGTTTCCAAAGGCAGACCAAAACTTAAGACAGCAATCAAGAATAAGAGAATTATCATCCAGTCTCCTGGTGACCAGATTCTACCTCTTCGCGGTCTAGATTACGATAGCGACAGCACTGAAGTATTCTCCTATTCAGATGCATTCCGTATCAGGTACATCTATGAAGGATCATCTTCTGCTCCCCCAACTGTTGATGTCAATGGCAATCTGGTTGTTGGCACAGATCTTACTAACAGATTTACTTTTGATGATGGACAAAGGGATACATTCTATGACGTATCCAGAATCGTTCTGAAACCTGGATTCAGTCCACCAACAGGTCAACTAGTTGTTGCTTTCGATTACTTTGAGCATTCTCAAGGAGACTTCTGCACTGTTGACTCTTACATCCACGAAGCAGGTGTAGTCCTAGATGAGATTCCTGATTTCAACTCTAACGTTCATGGTAATGTAAGTCTGAAGAACGTTATTGACTTTAGACCAAAAGTAGACTCCACAGCAATTATTCCTGGATATCAGGATACATCTCTACTGTCACAAGCAGAGTATATCAACTTCATTGGACCTGGTGGTTCTGTTTCTAGTACACCATCTTCTGCAAGAAATCTTCCTTATACTATCTCATTCAGTGAGTCACAGTATCTTGACAGAATTGATGGCGTCTTCCTCACCAAGAAGGGAGAATTTGTTGTCAAGAAAGGTAATGCATCTCTGAACCCAAGCAAACCAGAGATCATTGAGGATGGTATTCCTCTCTATTATATGTTCATCCCTGCGTTCACGAAGTCCAGCAAGGATGTAAGAATTACTCCTGTTGACAACCGTCGTTACACGATGCGTGACATCGGTAAACTGGAAAAGCGTATTGAGCGCCTTGAGTATTACACCACGTTGAGCATTCTTGAGCAGCAAGCACTCAACATGCAGGTTAAAGATTCTCTTGGTATCGACAAAACAAAGAGTGGTTTCTTGGTTGACAACTATGAAACTCACAATGTCGGTAACGTCAAGTCTATCGATCATCTCTGTTCTATCGACGCACAGCAGTCTGTATTGAGACCTCAATCTAAAGAAGACAGTTTTGCACTGAAGGAAGTCAACAGAAGAAATGATCAAAGAGTTATTTCTGGATATACAAATTCCAATGGCATAATTACACTGCCATACACCAACGTTACATATGCACAAAATCAATTTGCAACCAAGACAGTAAATCCAAATCCATTTGTTGTTCTACAGTATGTTGGTGATGCTGCACTGATGCCAAACATTGATCAGTGGTATAACAGCTCGGTAGCGCCATTGGTAACCGAAAATAACACTAATCTGTTCTCGGTTTTCTTGGCAAAACAAGATGCACGAGTAGCATTCTCTAGTATCTACAATTCTTTTGTAATCAACTGGGTTGGTGTAAACAAAACTTTCTACAACCTGAAGAGTTTTGCAGAAAACAATGGAAGATCTGCAGAATCTACTGTAAGCAGCGCATCTACTGGATCCTCTTCTAACGTCAGTCCACAAAACAATGAGATTGCGAAGGGAGTAGGATATAAGACTGTTAATGGAACTAATGTATCTAATGCACTGAAGTTCTATGCTAGATCTATTCCTGTTAAGTATGTCGTAAGACGTATGAAACCAAAGACGAAACTACATGTCTTCATGGAAGGTAGAGACATCGCTAGATGGATCAACCCAGACTCTAGATTTACTGGTGTTGCTGGAAACTCTTCTACCACATTTGGTAATGGCGTTACAACAGATGAGTACGGTAATGCTAGTGGTATCATTCTAGTACCATCGGGATATGCACCTAGAGAGAATTCTTTCTGGACTGGCAATATCGATACCATGCAATATGATGATACCTCCGAAGAAGTATACTTCTCCACAGGTGTCAAGACAATTAGATTCACCTCTAGTTCTACTGACGCTCCTATTACTGATGTAAATGGAGTCAGTTCTTTTGCTGAAGTCAAGTTCTATGCTACTGGTATTCTTCCAGAGAATCCTGCATCTATCATTTCTACTGCACCAGCATTCTTCAAAGCAAACGAAGGTGTACAGGAGATCGATAGCAATACCGAGAACAAAGAAAGACCAAATCCAATGGCACAGACTTTCAAAGTCGAAAGCTTTGAAGGTGGTATGTTTGCAACAGGCGTCGATCTGTTCTTCTCCGAAAAGAGTGCTACTGTTCCATTGAGAGTTTATCTCTCTAACGTAGAAGCAGACAAACCTGGTAAGTATATCCTTCCTGGATCTGTCAAGACTCTCTATCCAGATACTTTCCTTAAGGTATATTCTTCTGGAAACATCACTATCCAACAAGGCGAAGACATCACTGGTAACAGAAGTCTTGCCAAAGGACCCATCGCTAAAGTTCTAGATAGAAATAATTTTGAAGTTACTCCTTCCAGCAATGGAGAAATCTCTCTAACGAATGAACAGACTTATACGTTCGTCTTAAGTAATCACAATGGAAGAGACTTCTTGCAGAATGAAGATCTAACCATCGGCACAGTTACTGCATACAACAATGCTAACAATGCCACAGTGGGTCTGAAAATTGCTAAAGACTCTGGTCGCGTGTCGAAACTGAATATTACTAATTTGGGTTCTGGATATGAAAGTGCAACCATCACTATTGAAAGTCCACAACTACCTGGTGGAAGCAATGCTACTGGATCTGTCAAAGTGTCTGGTGGTCAACTATTCTTTGCCGATGTAAGTCTTGCTGGTAGAGGATATACCGAAGCACCATCTGTTGTTATCAGAGGAACTGGTGCTAGTAACAACGGTGCTGTTATTGAGTCTGAAATTGAGATTGACGAACCCGCTGTAAGAATGGGTGTTGCAATTGACCCAGAGGGTGGAATCAGATCTACCACACCCACACGTTTCAACTTCGAGTATCCTGTTTATCTTCAGAATGATACCGAGTATGCACTCAATATTGAGTGTGACGCTGTTGAATATAAACTGTGGTCTTCCAAGTTGGGAGAAGAAGATATTTCTTCTGGTCTGGTTGTTAATGCACAACCTCTCCTCGGATCTCTATTCAAGTCCCAAAATACTGCTAACTGGGAAGAAGATCTATTTGAGGACATTAAGTTCACTCTATACAGAGCAGAATTCGATACCTCTAGAGATGGCGAACTAGTTATCAAGAATGAAGATCTAGGTTACGAAAAACTACAATCCGATCCTTTCGAGACTTATGCTCTCGCTAACAGCACAGCATCTTCTCCTCTATTCAAAAACAACAGCAATGTTGTTAAGGTGTACCACAGAGATCATGGTTTTGAAACCACTGGAGATTCCAAAGTATTCTTTAGAGGACTACCCGATTTTGCTGGATATGATGCTATCGACCTAGAGTCTACGTTGTTCCAAGTTTCTAATGTAGGTATTGACTCTTACAATATCATTGGACCAACTAGAGCATCTGACACGGGATTCTTTGGTAACGATGCAGTTCTAGCATCTTACAATAGAAAGTACGAAAAACTCTATGCACAAATTCCTTATCTACAAGTTAGTGGAACTTCTATTGACAGCATGGTGAAAACCACTAATGTTGTTCCTGTTGATTCTAATACCACCAACTATACCTCATATTCTATGACAGATTATGAGACCACTTTCTTGAATGAAGAACAGTATTTCTTGAATCAAAAGTTGATTGCATCTCCAATCAACGAAAGTCTCAACAATTTACAAGGATCGTTGATGTATAAGTTGACTCTGAAGTCCGAGAAGTCTCATCTTTCTCCTGTTGTTGACTTAAGATCTGCTTCTGCGAAGACTGTCACCAATAGAGTAGAAAATCCTACAGGAACCGAAGGAAGATATGGTAAGAGATATCAAGAAGTTCAACTGTTCCCTGTATACAGATTCACTGTACAAGGAAACGAAAGTGGTGGCAATCTGGTTCCTATCACCATCGATCAAAATGTCACTGGCGTAACTTCTGGCGCAGAGTCTGAAGTCCTACGTGTACGTGATAATGACATCTTCGTCAAGATCAAAAATTCTGTAAACTTTGTCTTGGGAGAGACTCTATATTTCAGCACCCAGTCTGCTTCTGGTGGTGATCTAGATGGAATTACTGTAGTGGTTGCAAACTCTGGAATCTTTAACGAAGTACCAGAATTTGTAGTTGGTTCTACTATTACTGCATTTAACCCTTCGGTAAGAACTGAAAAGTATGATAATAAAGTCAGTGGTAAAGTAATCTTCTGGGATTCAAACACCAAGACATTAACTCTTGAAAACGACAAGAGACCTATCAATGATGATTATACTAGTGAAATTACATTGGGCAGTGACTTTGCTAGAACTGCAACCACAAGTCTACAAACATCTGATGTCTTTAGAGTCGGTGATCTAATCGACTTTAAGAATGCTTCTTTCGAGACATCCAAGTTTGCTGAAATCAAGGCAATGACGTTTGGAGATGGTGTTGACTTTGTTGCAGAAAATGGTTCTGTAAACACCTCTGGTGTATCCAAGTATGTAACTAAAGAGATCTCCCTAGCAAGTTCTGCTTCTTCACTGAATACTAAATTGACTGTTAATGCAACTGATGTTAATAACATCCAAGTTCTGTACAAGATTAAACCAGAAGCATCACAACAAAAGTTTGATGATATTAGTTGGACCTACTTCAATGGAGATGGTTCTTCTGATAATGATGTGATTGCTACGGCACAGAACAGCATCTCTGGACAGTATGAATCTCAAGATGCATATCAAGAACTATCATTCACTGCGAATGATATTCCTGACTTCGCATCCTTTGCTATCAAGATTGTTATGAAATCTGATAATCCATCTTATGTCCCCAAGATTCAGGACATGAGAACTGTTGCTTCTTTCTAATATGAAACTATCTGAATATTTACAAGTCGAAGGTCAAGAAGGACTTGTGCGAGATATGAACACGGGTGCCATTATCAACACGGCACCCAAACCAAAAAAGAGACTCGCAGAAGAGTTCAAGAATGTGCAGGATGATCTAAATACTTTGAAGGAAGAAATGTCCGAAATTAAGTCCCTCCTTAAGCAGTTAATCAAATGACACTACGTAACGTACCAAAGGCGCATACGCTGGAACAGCAGCGTCAAGAGATTAACTTAATCGCATCTGACCTCGATACCGCAGTCGATGGTACGAAAACATTTGGTGGGAGTAAAACATTCTCTAGTGATGTAACATTCCAAAGCACTGTAGCATTCGACGGCATTGCAACATTCAATAGCAGTCCTACTTTTTCTGATAATATAGCAGCAAACTTTGGTGATGATGCTGACCTAAAAATTTACTATGATGGTTCATTAGGTGTCGAAACTTCTTTCATCGATTCTGATGCTTTACAGATTAGATCAGAATCTGATACTAGTGAATTGTATGCTACATTCTTGAAGGATGGACCTGTTGAGCTATACCACAATGGTGCTAAAAAATTTGGAACTAATCTTACAGGTGCGACAGTTTTAGGAGATCTTGAAATTAATGACGAGATCCATTCTGCATCTGGAGGAATCACACTTAAAGTTGCCGATGAGATAACTCCTGGCAACATGATCACCGCAGCAGTTTTTGGCGGTTCAATCTATGCTCCATACGGATTTGACACATACAATCTTGCTAATTTCCCTACTGGTGGTATCAGTGAGACATCTACTGATGCTGGATTTAGTGTAGGTAGCAATGGACAAATTTATATTGCTACCAATGGTAGTAGTGCTCTTTGGAAAGGCAGACAGGTAGGAACTGCAGGAATCACATCTGAAATCGATGCTCCTGGTAATGCTACATTTGCAGGAACTGTTGATGCAGCAGCATTTACTATCAGTGGTACACCATTCACTGGATCTACTGGTGAGATTACGCTAGGTACAACTCCTACGTGGACTGGAACAGCAGGAGTAACGGTGACACAGCAATCCAGTGGCAACTATCGTATGACCTTCACAAATGCATTTACTAATGCCACTGACTACTATGTCTTCACCAATCACATGGATTATATTGGTGGTCAGGTAGTATTTGTGAAGACTACTAGATCCAATACACACATTGATTTTGTTGTATACAGAGAAGGTGATGGTGCGCTCGTTGACACTGGGTCTGTCGCAGTTCAGGTTATTGCACACTGATAAATACTAAAATAGAGGAATAGTCTGGTATCATGCCATTAAGAAACGTACCAATTACATATACCCTGGATCAACAGCGCCAGGAGATCAATGCTCTTGCTGCTGATGTAAACGGGTTAGACGTTACCTTTGACGAAAAGGTGGATGATAGGGTTGCCGCCCTATTACAAGGTGGTGTGGGAACAGCAGTTACTTATGATGATGCTAACGGATCTTTAACAATCGATCTAGCATTCAACGAGTTTTCCACATCTTCAGTTCTGGAAGGCACCAATCTCTACTTCACAGATGCCAGAGCGAATGCTGCTATTGACGCAAGAGTAAACCAGACATTTGTCAATAACCTGAATATCACCAATCTTGGTCCCCAAGATTCTATTACTCTATCTCTAGGTCAAACAACCAAGTATCTAACTCCTCTAAACTACAATAACGTATCGTGGGACACCGCCTATGGATGGGGTGATCACGGCGCTGTTGGATATCTAACAAGTTACACAGAAACTTCTACATTAAACGATGTAGTCGGACGAGGAGATACAACTGCTTCTAGTATTAATGTTGGTGGAGTAAATACAAATTCAATTACTACAGCAACAGCATCAGCAAACTTAACGTTGACTGGAAACAATGTAGTTGTTCCATCCAACACTAGATTTGGTACTATTGCTACTGCACTGGCAAATGACTATGGTGTTCTTGTCGATAAAGATGGTGAAATTGTAATTAACCACGCCCCAGGTTCTGGTGGGTTAACACTCAAGTCAAGTGGCAATACTACATTCAATATTGACGGTAGTGGAAAAATTAATGGTGTTGTTAAGTTTGTAACTTCTGATGGCACTGCTGGACAATCTCTAACCACTGACGGAAATGGTCAACTATATTGGGGTGAAGGTGGTGGTGCCAATGTCGAAGTAGGTGACAACCCACCATCAAATGCCACCAGTGGAGATATGTGGTGGGAGAGTGATTCTGGTCGCTTGAAAGTTTATTATGACAATGGAGCAAACCCAGCAGCATGGGTTGATGCGTCCCCTCCTCTTGTAGCAGAATCTCCAAACTCGGCATTCAGAACTGCTGTTGGCGACGTTGATGCGTCGTTTACTTTGGGTGGATCTGGAACATTATTCGCTGATGATAACGGAACGTTTAATGCAGGCATTACTGTATCAAACTTTTCTAGAACAAGGGTTAGCGTCTTGTTCGGTAAACTAAATGGCACTAACAATACTAGTGGACTTATTGCCATTGAAAGAAGTGATGGATCTTCACTGACAGAGATTTGTACAATTGCCACAACAGATCCAAATGTCACTGGCGTAACACCATTGTATTTTGAGTTTGTAGATAGTCATGGCGGAACTACTGGTGATATTATGACATATCAAATTAGATTAAAGTCTTTGAATGCATCTGGAAATAGAACTGGTACTGAAACGTGTCAGTTATATGTTCAAGAAATTTGAAATAAATAACTAAACGGAGAGATCTTAAGAAATGGCAATTCTATTCCCAGATACCGCTGGACAAGCTACAGACGGTTCATTTACACATACCGAGGGTGGTCTTACTTGGATCTGGAATGGTAGCAGCTGGAAGTCTAGTGGCGGAACCCTCGATTCATACCAACTACCAACCGCAAGCACAACTGTATTGGGCGGTGTAAAAGTAGACGGATCTACTGTCACTATTACTAATGGAGTAATCAGTTCCGCTGGCGGCGGTGGTGGAGGCGGTGGTGGTGGCACCAGTCTTGGGACAAGACAAGATTTTAACAACTCCACTAGTGCTACTCATGCTAATGATGTTGATGAGAGTATTGTTATTACAGCATATAAGTCATATGCACTACTGAAGTTAAATGTATCTCACCCAGCATGGGTAAGAATTTATCCTACATCTGCAGCAAGAACAGCAGATGCATCTAGAACTATTTCTGAAGATCCCACCCCTGGTTCTGGCGTAATTGCAGAAGCTATTACAACAGGAACCAATGAAGATGTTCTCTTCACTCCTGCTTTGATTGGATTTAACGATGATGCTACACCATCAACAAACGTTTATCTAGCAGTTATGAATAAGTCTGGAGGACAACAATCCATCACTGTCGAGATGACTGTACTCCAACTAGAGGCATAAAATGGAACTAGGCGGTTCAGCAGTATTAGTAGATGTTATCCTTGTCGAAGGAACTGACAAGCAAGCATTTGTAGATAGTTTTGACGAGAATAAAGCAGAGTGGTGGAATATGCTTCCATCTATGCCTACCTTACTTGTTATGCTCGTTGAGGGAGATTTCATAGAGACTCTAAAAGCAGATCCAAGAGTTGTTTCTGCAATGGAAGTTCCACAATCATTTCCATGTACTCTCCCAGATAAGGAGAGCATGACAAAAAGATTTACTTCTTCCACAAGTTCATCTTATAGAGCAGCATCTGGACTAGGAGAAGATAATTCGGGTCTCCAGTTTTACTTGGACACAGAACATATCGTTGCTACAGATCCTGGTGGAGAAATTCAAAAAATTGGTAGAGAAGTTGGTAGCACTAATGGTGACGACGCATACTTTGTTGATGGCACTTATACTTCTAGATGGACTGGAAAGAACGTCGATATCGTCACATTAGAATCTGGTAGTGGTGGAGACTGGTCTACTCACCAAGGTTTACATGATCTACACCCAGACTTCCAAAAGTTAGAAAGTGAAGATGACTCTCACGGGAGTGTACATCCTTACTGGTATCAGTGTACCATACACTCCAATATGAAGAATACCATCACAATTAATGATGCTGATGGTACTAGAGAAAACTATAATATTGCTGTAAGTTTTGGCGGAAGTGGAATCTACACATTGAGTGGATCTGATAGAAATGGAACTGTCAATGGAAGCAATCCTCCACTAGTATTCCAAGAAGGAGATACTGTAACATTTAGCGTAACTGCTTCTGGTCACCCATTTGAAATTCGTTTTGCTGATGGTGGCGCTGCCGTAAGTGATGGCAGTGTTCAAAATAATGCCAGTGATTCTGGAGATGTAATCTGGACTTTAAGAACGGCATCTAGATTCATTCCAATGGATTGGCCAGATCTAGAAGCAGCTGCCAACAACCAAGTAACATCTCAAGATGGTGGCAACAGTGGATTGACTAATCACGGCATTGGTGTATTGAGTGTTTCTGGCGGTACTATTTGTGGATTTGCAAAGAAAGCAAATCTTTATGCAATGTACCTAGTTACTGGTGACAGTCCAACAGAGTGTATTCAGGCATTGATTGATTGGCATAATGCCAAACCAAATAATCCAGAAACTGGAGAGAAAAACCCCACTATCATGATTGCAGAATATCAATATCTGCAAGACAGGCAACGTGCAATTCCAGTAGATTATGTTGACAGTATTGTCACTCCAAATGGAACTGTCAATAGACCTGCTGGTGGTTCTTGGGGATCTGATCTATCAGATTTCGTGAGAGCAAACATTATCCCATTTAAAGTCTACGATGAAACTAACGGCACCAGATGGTGTGTCGTGATGCCTAACCAGTTTACATATAGTTCTTTACACACCGCACTAGAAACTGCTTGGAATAGTGGTATCATCTGTGTTAATGCCGCTGGTAATAATGGCGGAACATACACGAAGAGAGACGATTCTCAAGATGTGTACATCACTGTAGATGAACCAACGCCATATGATATTACATTCATTTCTTATGGGAGTGACAATAGTGCTTCTACTTCTAGCGTCACCACTTGGTATCCTCATATAGCATATGGTCCACATGGAACCAATAACAATATTGATGTAGCAGCAGGATACAACTCGGAAGCAATGCCTGGTTGGGACGGATATTCAAACCGTGGACCTGGTATTACTATTACAGGACTTGGAGCGAACACTTACAGTGCATATCAAACTTCAACATATGGATCCTACAAGTGGGGTATGTTCTCTGGAACAAGTTGTGCAACACCAACTGTTGTAGGAAAAATTGCTTGCCTGATGGAGAAGTATCAATACTATAATGGAACTTGGCCATCACCAAATGCAACCAAGCAATTATTGGTCAGGGCAGCAAAGAATGTAGTACGTGGCATCCCTTCGGGAGGAACCAGTTTTTCTTGGACTAATGTTCCTAGTGCTGGTGGCGCATCCCTATCCAATGCAATTTCTTTTGGAAACTGCTCCATTACAAATGGCAGTGGAAATGGTGGTTACAAATACACAGAGGCAGCAGGAACACCTGGACTACGAGCATTTTTTGACGAACCAGACTTCTCTGGTCATAAATTAAAACTTAAAGGTAGAAGACCAGTTCAGGGAGCAACATACCCCAGAACATCTAATTCCATTGGAAGAACATCCGCAACCTACCCAGAATTGATCGTCTAAATATAGATACTTGTTATACTCAATATGGATAATGCACAGTTGCGAGCTGAATTTGAAAAGCAGTTTGCAGACTATGATCTGAAGATCAGAAGAGGTGAAGAAGAACTTGCCAAGTTGCGTGAATATCGCACTAAACTAGAAGGCGGTTTGGAAGCACTTAACCTACTAGAAAAGGATACCGATGGCAGCGATACCAGTCAACATACTGATTGATAAAGGAGCAGACTTTGCCGTCACCTTTTTCATCACTAATAAAGACGGAACCCCACTAAACATGTCGGGGTATACTGGTGCTGCAGCGATGAAGAAGAGTTATTCTGCAACAACTTCAGTTCCATTTACTCTAGATTTTGTTAACAGAACTACAGGGGAAATTGCTCTGACACTAACAGACACAGAAACCCTGGCGTTAGATCGTAGGAGATATGTTTACGATATTGTCCTTACAGATCCTAATGGATATAAAACTAGAGTAATTATGGGGAATGCAGAAGTAAGTCCTGGAGTTTCCTGATGGCACAGTATAACGTCAGGGTTGGTAATAATGCATATCGTGTTGGTAAGCAGTTACCAGCGCAACATAAACTTGACGTAAACTACCAGATTCCGTCAAAGTCAGTACAGTATTCAAATCTTCTGATTGAATCACTGGCATCACAATTTGATGGAACACAAGATACATTCAACATCATTGTTAATGGAGAACCGTACACTCCATTGAATGAGGAGCAATTATTAATTTCTATTGGCGATACTGTGTTGTCACCTGGAGTTGATTATGTTGTTTCCAACGATCAGATTGTTTTTAATACACCACCAAATGCGGGTGTTCAATTCTTCGGAGTGGCGTATGCTACCACCGCAGACTTAACTAGAACACTTAACTATGTTATAGACAGTGGTTCTTTTCCTATGGGCAATGGTCCAAAAGGAACTATGACTGTTGACGTTACTGGTATCATTGAGTCTTGGACTATCCTTGCTGATAGTGAAGGCAACATTGAAATTGACATCGAGAAGTGTAGTTTTGACGATTTCCCCAACTTCCAATCTATATGTGGTACTGAACGTCCTACATTGGGATCCATAAATAACTTCACGGCCAGAAAAAACAAAGACGACAGTCTGTCCACCTGGAACACTACAGTGAACGCAGGAGACATTTTTCAGTTTAAGGTGAATTATTCGATCAATATTTCACGATGCATGGTCTCATTAAAACTGAAACTATAAATAGTAACGATATAAATAAATTTACACCGAGAGATAAACACGGAGAGTTTACATGGCACTGCTAGTAACCGACAACGGTGAAATTGATTCTCTGCGTAATCTGCTGAATTATAATCAGGAGATTCCCAGGAACCTAATTCTTAAGTTGTTCACCACCAATACGTATCCTGCTGAAAGTGATACGCCTTCCCAAACCAGATATTATGAGCCTTACACCAACAACAATACGTTGGGTTATGGTTCTGCACCTGTAACTGGTTATCACCAAATTGAAAACAACAGAACTGATCAGAACTATGCTAACCAGTATGGTATTCTGTTGAACGGCAACCGTTGGACGATTGAAACCCTACAAACTGCTGCAGTTTCTGCTGTACAAGGTAGTGGTACTCAAGACGAATATACCATCACTGTTGCTGCTAACACTGGTATCAAAAAAGGCGACTATGTAACTGGCGGTGACGTTGGTACTGGTGCATATGTCGTTGACATTGACGGTCTAACTCTCCTCTTAAGCGTCAAGAATACTGGTACATTCTCCAACCAAAACCTAGACTTTGGTGCTGGTAGAACAACCGCTTCTTATCCAGAGCAAACCTTCACCTTCACTGGTGCTGCTGGTGACGTTTATGGTTACATGCTTGTTCGTGCCAACAACATGCCTACCACTATTCATGGTGTAGCAGATGCAGCATCCGCGTCCGCTGGAACCACTATCAGCAAGACTGGTGTTCGTGGTACTATCGGTAACGACTATATCGTTCTTGCTGCTGTTGCTAACACCACTACCATCACTGGTACTTCTGGTGAATTTGAGGTAACTGTTGGTGCTACTTCGGGTCTTGCAGTTGGTCAGAGACTAACTGGTACTGGCGTTGCTGCTGGTGCAAGAATTGCTGGTATTGCAGGAACCACTGTTTATCTAGACAAAGCAAACGCTGGTGCTGTATCTGGCAACGGTGTATTCCAAGCAGAAGTCGGTGAAGATCTAACCGTAGGCATGGCAGTTTCCCAGACTGGTACTGCTGGTGTTATCGGTGGTGCTCCTAACGGCATCGATGCTAATACCATCATCACTGGTATCGATCACGTCACTTATGACGATGCTGGTTCTGAACTGCTAGGACAAGTTACTGTCTACCTGAACAACGTACTGATCGACAACATTCAGCCTTCTAACAACAATGACGAGGTTGAGTTTGACTTCAGTAAGGTAACCGCAACTGCACACGGTCTTGTCAAAGGCGATGCAGTCTACATCGACCAGGGTACTGGTAACAGCACCACAACTCCTGGCACCTACACCGTATTCGATGTACTCGATGCTAACACCTTTACTACAACCAAGGCACTAAATGGTACTGGCGATTTGACACTTTACAGCGCAATCTTCTTCGCTGAAAGATTCACGAATGGTCCATACGCGATTCAAAACGCTGGTGACCAAATCAAAGTCACCCTGAACGTCAGCCTCGACTGATCTTCTGAAATTGAGTTTTACATTATGGGGGGATTGCTTCACTGGCGATCCCCCTATTTTTTTAACTTGGCTGTAGTCTATGGTATTCTCCTACGCTGGTACTGGAAGAATGCCCCAGTTTGTTGCTGTGAAGGCACTGGGGTTAATTTCTTACAGCTATACATCAGCGATTGAGGAGCAGTTTTTATATCTAGATTTTGGTGCGCTGGGTCGTGCATATTGGGTAATTGCAGACCACGCAAGTAAAGTAATTGAAGATTACAAAGATGATCAAATAGTTGACTTGGTAGAGTCGGGCGGTCCCCTGAACCAAGTTGATTATGGATCTATCACAGAAGTAGAAGCATACGCCACGGATGACTGGGGCGAAATCACAGTCACATCAAATATTCAGGCAATGGGTCGTACCCATTTCCACTCGCTTACCACCTGGTCTGTTATCAAGACCTGGGTTGGTACAGGAACCGTCTGGGAGATGGACGGTGGCACCAGGTATCGACTGGATGCTCCTTGGATTGGTTCTGGTACGCTGCGACCATACGGTTCTGCCAACACTCATTATGTACCTGCGATTGCTACGGAGGGACTACTACCCCTCCGTAGTGACACTAAAGTTGCTTATGCTCCTAACTGGAATGCATTCGGCACCCTGTTCAGCGGTAGCTTTGCTGGAGAGGCTGTCACCAAGGTATTCCCAGAGGATCCTGATTATACGGTCAAACAAGGTTCACTTACTACGTTAACTGCTGCGGATCTGTCTAGCGGTTACGGTGCGGTATATGAAGGATCTGTATTCTATTCTACCAGTGGAGCTGGCACCACTGCTACTAATGGATTTGCTGTAGGTCCACACGTCAGATTTGGCACAGCCACCGATCCTGGAGGTTCTAGTAGCACATTCAGAAAAGTTGAATATGATCTAGATCTCACTAATGTTGAGGAGATCACCTTTAGACTCGTCATGGGTAACGGGTCTAATGGCGGTGAGACTCCAGATAATGGTGAAGACCTATGGATGAGATTCCTATATACAGGTCTCTCTGTTGCTGATGCATCTAGAAAATTACTAGACAATACAGAAACTACTTACACGACTCCTGGCGATAAGACAGTTACTGTCCCAGTAGTTGCAAGAAAACCTTATCAGACGATTAGAATTTACCAGTTAACATGGTCTGGTACATATGAATTTGATCACTACGGATTCATATCACTATCATATGGCAGCGAAGTTGTTGTCGGTGGAGTTGGTGATCAACGCAATAGTCTATTCAATGTTGTTGGTGACGCTAGTGTCAGCTTCAGACCTAACTGGGTTGGTTCTGGTGTCCTGTTTAACTTCAGCACTACTACCTTCAAACAGACATATGATTATGTCGGTGAAGGAACTCTATTTGGATTCTCTTCCACAGAAGAAAGAGTCGTCTGGGATTACAACAATTCCAGCATCGATTACTTTACCTATGAGAACTTTGGATCGGTTGCCGAGTCGCCAATCGAATCCATCACGATTCAGTCGATTGCTAATGAGACAATCCAGAGTCGTGCAAACGAAAGAATTATTGATCTAGTTGTATCTGGATCTACTTCTGGTGCATTCCTAGACTTTGGTAGTATTCTCACTGACGGTGAGCAGACCCCATCTACTGTTGGACTCGATTGGGGTCACATTCTCACGAACCAGACAGATTATCCATTCGGTCTGTTCCCAATCAGTGGTACTGCCAAGCAAATATTTACTCCCAACTTTGTTGGTTCTGGATCTCTATTCGCTTTTGTCAGTGGTCGTGGCAGAACGAAACCCAGATGGATTGCTTATGTCAACATCGGAATCTTTGGTGCTGCGAAGACCAACTTCAGCTTGCTGCACATTGGTTCTGGTTCTCTATTCAGCATCAACAATGCAGACGACAGCAGAGCGTATGCATATAGAGGTTCTGGTGCCCTCTACGCCTTCTCTGGCGCTGCCGAGGCAGTCGGGTTCAACCCACCAGAAGACACCGCTATCCTGCCACTACAAGGTGCTGCAAACGTTGCCTTTGCTCCCAACTGGATTGCAGAAGGTACAGTCAAGGCAGAAGGCGCAGCGGTCGAGAGACAGACAGATCATTACAAAGGATCTGGAACTCTATTCAACTTCGAGACTGCTGTCGAGAAAATCACATATCATTACAGCAGCACATCTAATGATATCTTCCAGTATCGCAACTACGGATCTGTTGCTGATCAACCAATTGAATCTATTACGATTCAATCTATTGCTAATGAGACCATTGAAAGTCGTAAGGACGACAGAATTATTGACCTGGTAGTAGGTGGTACTACTTCTGGATCTTATCTGGATTATGGTCCAATTCTTATCGACGGCGAGGACGCTCCAGAGACTGTTCGCGAAGACTATGGTTCCATCATGGAATCCATTTCTCGCTACGCAATGGGCGATCTGTTGGTACATGGTACTGCAGGAGTCAGGAGAGAGTTCTCCTACGTTGGTAAAGGTGACCTGTTTGCATTCATCGAGGGTCGTGGTAGAACGAAACCCAGATGGATTGCCAATGTCAACATCGAGGTCAAAGGCGAGGCTCAAGATGCAGTCGTCAAACGCTTCATTGGCGACGGCAATCTATTCAACTTCGAGAAGGCAGAAGAAAGAAGAACCTTTGGTTACGAAGGTCAAGGAACCTTCTCCACATCTGGCGAAGCTTCTATTGCATACGAGAAAGCACCATATCGTGGATTTGTCCTCTTCGATGTTACTGGCGACACGAGAATTGCATTCGTACCGAACTTCAATGGTTCTGGTGTTGCCACCATCGATGTCGGGCACGTCGAGAGAACTACATTCAGCGAGGTTGGATCTGGTGTCCTCTTCGACATGGGCAACCTTGTCGAGAGAAGAACGTATCACTACAGTCATACTTCCGACACTATATTCACTCCTCTGGATTATGGTTCGGTTGGTGCCAATCCAATCGACTCCATTACGATCCAATCTATCGCTAATGATACGATTGAAAGTCGTAAGGACCAGAGAATTATTGATCTTGTAACCACAGGTTCTACCTCTGGTTCTTACTTCGATTATGGATCTGTCAGTGACTTCTATCCATCCATCACGGATGATTACGAAGGTATCACCGAGACAGTCACCAGATATGCAATGGGTGGTCCACAAATCAGTGGTGCTGCCGATGTCAACTTCAGACCTGTCTACGTTGGTTCTGGAGACATTACTATCAACGTCAGCACCATCGTCAGAGTGCTGCCCAGATGGATTGCCTTTGTGCCCATCGACTTTACAGGTGCTGCAACAGACACCTTCACCAAAGCATACAAGGGTTCTGGTATTGTTCCCCTACCTGTCAGCACGACAGATACCAGAAGCTTTGCATACGAAGGCAAAGGAGAACTATTTGCTATCAACGGTGGGGAGGAAGCATTTGCATTCGACTATCCACGTCAAGATCCTGTATTTACAATTACAGGCGAAGCAAATGTTGCATACGTTCCCAACTGGAATGGATCTGGTACGGCAGTCCTTTCTGGTACAGCAGTCGAGAGAGTTGCAGTCAATCCTCCTGCGCGTGGAGATCTCTTCAGCTTCAACAATCTCGATGAGCGTAGAACATATCATTACAACTCCAGTTCTATTGATCTACTCAACAGAATCAGCTATGGTTCTGTTGCTTCGCCAGTCATTGATTCTTGGGTCATTGCTGACCATGCAACCAAGGTCATTCAAGACTACAGAAATGATAAACTCGTCGATCTTGTCGAGGGAACTGGTGGCGACTACTTCGATTATGGATTCCTAGAACAAGAAAATGTTGGTGGTCTTCCCAACATCAATACCCCAGATGCTACTGAAGATTATCAGTTCATCATTGATCCTGAACTTGGTGCATCTAGATATCCATTCGGTGTTCTATTCCGTCACTTTGAATCTGAAGTTGTTATTGGCATTAGTCTGCGTCACATCGCAGTCAACGAAAAACCAACCGTCAAGATTGGCGGCAAGGTATTCGTCAAACTTCCCAACAAGCACCAGGGCGAAGGTGTTCTATTCAGCACTGGCGGCGCTGCAGAAACTGCAACATTCAGCGAAGTCAAGGACGGTCTATTCGAGTTTGTTGGATTCGCTGCAACCAGAAGAATCCCCAACTTCAATGGCGGCGGTACTATCAGATTGGATGGTGCATCCAGCAGTGCAGTTGCATTCGCAGGATTCCAAGAGAATACAATCGTCCTACGTGGTGTTGCTACTGTCAAGTACACGCCATCCTACACTGGAACTGGATTTATCTCCACTCTGTCTGGCGCTGCCGAGGCAATCACAGCAAGTCCAGACGATCTCTTCGGTCTATTCGACTTTGTTGGAACAGCAGCAGAGAGGACATCTGCAGCACATCTTGGTTCTGGTTCTCTGTTTGCACTATCTGGTGCAGGCGAAGCAGTCGCTGTTGCAGAAGAGAAGAGAAATCTTCTCAAAATCAGCGGCAACGCTGGCGAGAGATTCATCCCGAACTTCAATGGTTCTGGTACTCTATCTGTACTATCTGGCGCAGCAGAATCCAGAACAGCAAGTCCAGACGATCTGTTCACCCTGTTCGACTTTACTGGTCGTGGTACAGTCAAGGCAACTGTTGCCGAATCTGGATTCGCTCTTCTCTCTGTATCTGGCACAACAGAACCAGAAATTCTCACGTTTGCAGAGCAACCATTTGGCACTGCTACGATCAGCGGCAACGCTGGAGAGAGATTTGTTCCCAACTGGATTGGTTCTGGTACTATCGCAACCCTATCGGGTGCAGCAGAATCTGCAACATTCAATCCTCTGGAGAGACAGCTTCTGTTCTCCATGGGCGGCATTGCTACAGAAGTATTTGCTGCAGCACCCGCAATCGAAGGAACAGAGATCAAACTCTCTGGAACCACCGCTCCAGAAATTCGCACATTTGCAGAGCAACCACTCGGAGACATCTTTGTCGGTGGTCTTGCAGAATACGTTCACGTCGATGTATACGGTGGATTCGGTACTCTATTCTCTGGAGGATTTACTTCCGAGTCTGTCACATTCAAGATTCCTCCAACCAGAGAAGCAGACATTCTCTTCCGTGGAGAGGCAGTCGAGCGTGTTGCATTCAATCCACCAGAAGAAACTGCACATCTTCTCCTTTCTGGAGAGGTTGTCATTCCTCTTCGCACATTTGCAGAGCAACCAACCGTTCGTGTTGCTATCAGCGGTGTTGCAATCGAGAAGAACACCGAAGTATATGTTGGAACTGGTGCTATCTTCTCCAACGGATTCACCTCCGAATCTGTTACCAGAAAACTTCCAGAGTTCACAGCACACCTCAATGTTACTGGTCTCGCAGAAGAGAGAGCAACATTCAGAGAGATATTCTTTGGTTCCCTCTTCAAGTTCAGAGGATCTGCAGGTCGCGCACTTCTCACGTTTGCAGAGCAACCACAGACTCTATCCAAGATTAGTGGTGTTGCTGTTACCACCAGAGCAAGAGACTTCGTTGGCGAAGGCAACATTGCAACTCTTTCTGGTGCTGCCGAGGCAGTCACCTTCAATCCTCTGGAAAGAGATCTGCTCTTCGATGTTACTGGCATCGCTGAAACCAGATACTCCCGCACTTGGGTTGGTTCTGGTCAAATCAAGGTTTATCCAGAAGCAGCAGACATCAGATTCATCCCCAACTGGAATGCCGAAGGTGTCATTCCCGTCAGTGGTGTTGCAGTCGAGCGTGTCGCAAGAGACGAGGTTGTTCAGGTCAACATCGGAACATTCTCTGGTGCAGCAGAGTCTGTTACCTTCAATCCTCTCGAAAAGGATATGCTGTTCTCCATCGGAGGCAGAGCAGCATACAGAACTTCTGTATCGGAAGTCAAACTTGCCAACGCAAGACTCTTCGCAGACGACAACAACGGAACAACCACCAAGATACACGTTGGTTCTGGAACAGCAACTCTATCTGGTGCTGGTCGCATTGTCATTACTCTCTCCTACATTGGAGACATCAGAATTGGTACATTCTCTGGTGCAGCAGAAGCAGTCACCTTCAATCCACTGGAGAAGGATCTACTATTCTCTGCATCTGGTATTGCAACCCTACGTTCCACTCGCGCTTACTCTGGAACTGGTTCTCTCTTTGCAATCAACGGTGCAGCAGAATCCAGAACCGTTGTTCCACCAGCAGATGGTCTGTACGCGATCAACGGCGAAGCAAATATTGTTATTACTCTCTCCCATGTTGGCGATGGAAGTCTATTCAGCTTTGTCAAGGGTGCAGAAAGCTTCACTTACGATTACGTCGGAGAACAAGTTCTCTTCGATCTATCTGGCGAAGCAATCGAGAGAATCACCAATGTATATGCTGGATCTGGTTCTATCTTCTCTATCGGCGGTGCTGCAGAAAGAGTCGCTTTTGTACCAAGTCTCCTCGCAGATGTCAACATCAGTGGTGTTGCAGCGACACCAAGATCCAGAGTATTCACTGGTTCTGGAGATCTATATGCATTCGGTGGTGCAGCAGAGTCCAGAACAATTACTTACGAGAACGTCGCAATCTTCGACTTCCTCGGTCAAGTCAAACCTGCCATTACCAAGGTACATGTTGGCGATGGAGAGATCGAAGTTACTGGCGAAGCAGCAGTTGCATTCGCCAGAGCACCTTACTCTGGTCAGGCAGAAGTTCAACTATCTGGCACAGCAACAGAAAGCACAACTGCCAACCCACCAGAAGAGGGCACAGAGATTGCAACTTCTGGCGAGGCAAAGGTTCTTCGCTCCTTCGGTTACGAGGGATCTGGTCAACTCAAAGTACACGGCGACACCATTATCGGTATTTCTCTCCGTATCTTTGGTACTGGATCTATCAAGGTCGATGTTCGCACCAGATACTTCCCACTACTCCAGCACAGAGCAGATGTTCATATCTACATCGCTGGCAGCGCAGCAACTGTCAAGATTGATGTTGCTCCACCACGTACCTATGGATGGATTATTTAATAGTATAAATAACATTGGTATCCTAAATTAATTTTAATGACTACCCAGGTACAGTTTAGAAGAGGTACTACTGCTGAACATGCTCACTTCGCGGGAGCGCAGGGTGAGTTGACTATTGATACTGATAAGAATATGGCGGTTGTCCATGATGGACAAACGAATGGTGGATTTGACGTTTTTCGTGCTCGGTGGGAGTATCTAAATCAAAGTGTCACACTTGGCACAAGTCTTCGTTATCTCGTGGACTCGTCGGGTGGACCACTCACACTGACTCTGCCACTATATAATAATCAGTTGGTTCCCAAAGCAGGGGACACTATGGAGTTCATTGATATTAATTTTACGTGGGATACAAATAATGTAACAATAATCGATCCAATTGGAAGAGAATTTCAAAACACTTTTGGAGTTATTTCCAGTCCTTTAGTATTCGACTTGAAAGGAGCGAGAGTGCAACTAATTTGGGACGGTAACTACTGGAGGGTAATTGTATGACAATGTTTATTAGCGATAGCTATCAACAAGCAGGGGGAACGGGACAGTCCTTTTCTACCAATAGCTATACCCTCGGTAACGACTTTACTATCCATGCTCTTGAAAGAGATGACGATGGAATGCTGCGTTACACCAGAATTAGATCTATTGATGATGAAATTGGAGATTTCTACCGTTTAGACGGAACCCCATACCTAGATATTGCTACAGGTGTGTATGACTACGTAGAAGAAACTACCGAATCCAAGTCATATAAGAATCATCCACAAGATAAATACCAACAGTATAGATTTGATAGTCGCAAGATTAGCTATTTTATTGATGATGACGGATACTTTGTAATTCGTTTCAATGAAAATTATGATTACACCACCGAAGGACCCAAATAATAAGGCAGCATAAACATGGCAGATTTCAGATTAGGCAGACTTAAGTTTAATTGGAGGGGCGACTGGACAGTTGCCACTGCATACGTCATCGATGACATCGTTAAGTTTGGCGCAAACACTTTTGTTTGTATTTCCAACCACACGTCAGCATCGAATGAAGCACAATGGTATGGATCGGATGGTGCCAGATGGCAACTCCATACCGAAGGCATTTACCACAGAGGTGAATGGGCGGATGCAACCTTCTATAGAACCAATGATATTGTCAAGTATGGCAATGATCAGTATAGAGTTGTCAACCCTCATACTTCCAGCGGATCTTTCGCTGCTGCAAACTTCGTCTCGTATATTAATGGACTGAAGTTTGAAGATACGTGGGATACCAACACTGAATACCAACCAGGTGACATTGTAACTTTCGGTGGTTACTCTTATGTTGCTCAAACAATCTCTACGGGTTCCCAACCCAATAGCACTATTGGCAGCGACTGGGAGATTCTAACTACTGGTTTCAAGGTGGTTGGTACATGGAGCAACAGCACCGAGTATAAGCCTGGTGACGTTGTACTCCTTGGTGGTAACTCTTACGTTGCCAAGACAACCAACACAAACTCCACACCTGGAGCCAATCCTTCTGATTGGGACTTCGTTGTTGGTGGTTTCACCTGGAGAGGCACTTGGGATAGCAGCACAACCTACCAACCTGGTGATGCTGTTACCAGAGCAAGTAACTCCTACATCTGTATTGCCGAAACAACTGGCAACGAACCTGAACTAGATGTTAACGGAGACTACTGGAACTCCTTGACCCAAGGCGCACAGTCTAACGTTCTAACCGATCCTGGTGATGTTCTCTACATCTCTGGTTCTGGTGCTGCAAGACTACCTATCGGAACAACTGGTCAAGTTCTAACTGTTGATTCTAATGGATTCCCAGCATGGGAAAATAATAATGTTACTGATCCTGTTTACTATGTTACCACAAATGGCAACGACCTAAACGATGGTTCTAACATTAGTAAAGCATTTGCTTCACTCTCTCATGCAGTAAGTCTTGTTACTGGTCCTGCTACCATTTATGTTAAGGCAGGTATCTATAACGAAACTCTACCAATCATCGTTCCCGAGAACGTTTCGATCATTGGTGATAACATGAGAACGTCCACCATTAAACCAAATGTTGGACAACCTTCTAACATCCAAAGACTAACACTCGCACAGATTCCTCTTCAAACCGAAAGAGTCATTGGCGAGACATGCGCCAACGGTGCTGGCGATAAGACCGCACAGATCATGGATGTCAGAGACGGTGGTGCTACTATTGACGTTATGCCACTGACTGGTGGTGTTTGGACTATCGCTGATACTTTCGATAACGGCGGTGCTGATATTACACTCAATACAGTAACCACTCTCAACAACGAGAACGCAACTCTCTTCTATCTGTCTAACAGATCGATGCTGAAGGATCTCGTTATGGATGGTATGGCAGGATTCGTTCCTTCGGTTATTGATCCAAAGGATATGAACACCTCTATTCCAGATGGTGTATTCGTCAGACTGAATCCTAACTCCCCAATCACCAAGTCTCCTTACGTTTCGCAGTGTTCTGCATTCTCACAGACTGGTATTGGTGCAATTGTTGACGGTGGTGTTCACGACAAGTATGACGGAACTGCAACTCCTTCTAACAAGTCTATCGTTTTTGACTCTTGGACTAACATCCACGAAGACGGTGGTGTAGGTTTCTGGATTACGAACAACGGCGCTGCTGAAATTGTATCCTGCTTCACCTACTATTGCCACATCTCCTACACCTCTACTAGAGGCGGTAGAATCAGATCTCTTGCAGGTAACTCCTCCTGGGGTACTTACGCTATTGTTTCTTCTGGTTTCAACGAGAACGAATCTACTCTCGATGGTTTCATCGATGGTATTGAACTTAACTACGATCTTACCACTCTTTCGACTGGTGCATCGTTCGAGACCGATGAGCAAGTTATTGGCGGTACTTCTGGTGCGGTTGGCGAAGTTACTAGCTTCCAACCTTCTGCAGATAAGATTCTTATCCGTCCTCTCAAAGGTAACTTTGCACAGAATGAAGTTGTTACTGGTCAAACTTCTGGTGCTTTTGCAACTCTGGTCAACAACTCTGATGCACAGCAAGGTATCTCTGGATTCACCTTTGTTCTTGGCGGTCTAACTGCTGCTCCTGACCCAGGTGGTTCTATTGAATACATCACTGGTCCTGGTGGAATCGGTGCTGACCTCTTCACCTATGTTATTGCAAACTCTTCTTATCGTGGTCCTAATGGTCGTGGCGAACTGACCGTAACTAGAGGACTGTTGGGTTCTGCTGCTGCAACTCACGATGGTTTGAGCAATGTTATTAGATACCAAACTGGTACTGCAACATCTCTAACCGCTCCTATCAGTGATGCAGTAGGTACTGTTATTCAAGTTGCTTCTATTACTGGTATCAACACTGGTGGTTATATTATCATCGAAAATGAGATGATGGAAGTTGTCTCCTTCCCAACTGCAACTTCGGTCGAGGTTATCAGAGGAGTAGAAGGAACCACTGCTGCTACCCACAACTCGGGCGTTACTGTTAGAGCACTTCAAATCAAAGTTCCTAACGAAACAACTACTGCTAGAGACCTGACCGCAAGCGACACAGTTATTCTTGTCGAATCTTCTACAGGTACTCTATCTTCTGATTATATTAAGATTGACAATGAGTTCATGCAGGTATCTACCTCTGCAACAATTACAACTGGTACTGTTCTAGTTGTTCTCGCAGAAGAGAAGCCAACACCAACTTATGATCGTCAAGCTTCAAGAATCAGATACCTGTATTCTCAAGTCAGACTAACTGGTCACGACTTCCTGGATATTGGTACTGGTAACAAGACACAGACTAACTGGCCAGGTCAGCCACTTTCGGCACCTGCACCAGGTAATGAGGTTACTGAAAACTTCCCTGGTCGTGTGTTCTTCGTATCCACGGACCAAGATGGTAACTTCACTGTTGGTCGTTACTTCAAAGTTAACCAGGCAACTGGTAGCACAACCTTGAACGCATCGTCCTTCGACCTATCTGGTCTATCGTCCTTGAGACTGGGTTCCATCGGTGCTCAAATCGGTGAATCCATTAATGAGTTCACAAGCGACGTTACATTCTCTGCTAATAGCAACTCTAAAGTTCCTACGCAGAAGGCAGTCAAGACTTACGTTGACACAAAGACGAAGACTAAAGGCTTCACTTTCTGGGCGGGAGCAATGTGATCCCCTCTTTATAAATACTAGTAAAATTACGAAATCTCGGCAAACTTAAGGAGTAATAAAAAATGGCTTCTGGAATCCTGGGGACACAAGCTTCCCTTTCAGCAAACACCCTAACCACAATTTATACCGTACCTGCATCTACCGTTGCATACGTGAACTTTAACATTGTCAACACTAACTCTACCCCTGTTAGCGTTCGTGTTGCTCTCGCTGCTACTAGCACACCTACTGGCGCAGAATACATTGAGTACAATGCAGAAATTGCAGGGTACGGTATTCTGGAAAGAACTGGTATTGCGCTTCAGGCAACTAAAAACATTGTAGTGCTTTCCGATACGGCAAACGTCAGCGTGGCTGCGTATGGCGTTGAAGAAGAGGCTTGATAAATAGTACAAAGGAGTTTTAAGAACAATGGGACGCAATCTATCAGCACCACCCCTAGAGCAAAGAACTACTCTAGGCATTACAGCAAACCACAGTGTTCTCTCGGGAGAAATCCTCCTGATTGACACCACCGCTGGTTCGGAAATTACACTAACATTGCCAGCAAACCCTGCAGTGGGTGACCGCATCAATCTAATTGATGCAGCAGGTCAGTGTGGTACAACCAAGGCAATTCTTGCTAGAAATGGCAATAAAATCGCTAATCTAGCAGAAGACCTGGACTTCGATATTAAAAATGCATCTCTTGAATTAATCTATAGCGGATCTTCTTACGGTTGGTCGATCCTTTCTAACTGATATACCTAGGGAGGATATAAGTCATGTCGAGTTTAAGAGACTTACTGGATGTTGCAGATTCTACTGCAGTACCAGTAACTACATATTACGGTCCCCAAAACAGTCACCAAATTTGGTTTCGTGGGGGTCACTGTTGGGAATACAACAACAACCACAACTACAACTGGCAAGAACTTTGCTGGTGCGTTCCAGTTTGTTGTGTCTGTAAACTAGAGATCGAAATCTGGGGTGGAGGCGGCGGCGGCGCTGGCGCTTGCTGCTGTATGAACGGATGGAATGGTCATTCTGGTCAGTATAACAAAACTACAGTTTGTGCTGCACAACCTGGTCTTGGGTATAATTCTCTAGACGGTTGCAAGTATTGCTTCTGTGCTGCATCGGTTACTTGTAGATCACCATCCAACGGCGGTTTTGACGGTTGTAAGAGCTGGGTAAATGGTCCTGGTCTAGATAACTTCTGTGCTTGTGGTGGATGTCACGGTCGCTCCTGTTGCTTTGGTGCTGCTAACTACTCTGGTGGTTGTAGAACCAGAGAGAACTGGATGGTCGGTTCTGCACAGGCAAGATGGCAGACTAACTGCTGGAGTCAGGAACGCGAATGTCGCGAATACTGCTGTGAATATGGTAAGGAATTCTGGGGCAACCAAAACTCCTACAACCAGAACAGTTGCTCCGATTGTGGCAACTGGTGTATGATGAAAAACTATGTTCCTACTGGTCCTTACCAAGATGGTAAGTTCGGTACACTCCACACTACCAGACGTTGCTCTATGGCAACTTGCGGTAGAAATGCAACAATGTGGATGGAAGGAAATAATGCTGGTCTATCCAGTGACTGTTTCCGTAATGGTCCTCCTGGCATGGGTGGATTCTCTGCTGACGTATTTGGTAGAGGTTGCTGCTGTGGTTCCGAGGGTGCTGCAGGTCTTGTTAAAATCACATGGTACTGTAAGACTTAATTAAAGATGGCAAATTTACGAGGACTACTGGGGAAGGAATTTGCTTCCACAATTACTGACACCGCAGCGGTATATGGTAGCTATACCCGTGTCAGAGACGGCATGGTCTTTAACTTCATGCCTTACTGCAACATGGGCAACTGTGAGCAGTCGTATCACGATTATTGCATCAACCATTGGTGCGTTCCTTGTGGTACTACCCAGATTACTTTTGAACTCTGGGGTGGTGGCGGTTCTGGTGGTGGCGCTTGCTGCTGCCAACAGGGTGTCCCTGGTGGTGCTGGTTCATATGTCAGAAAAACTCTACAGTATCCACAAATCCAAGGTGGATGGTGTTACACTCTGGTTGTAGCAGCGCCTACTTGTTGCTCACAGTGCTGCTGTGGTATTCAAGGTTGTAAGTCTTACATCACTGGATGTAACCTATCTAACCTATGTGCTGAAGGCGGTCTCCCTGGTAAGACATGCTGTTATGCATTCTGGGGTAACGAATTTAGATGTCAGGATAGAGTTTACTTCGCAGGATGTGGCGGATGGACACCTGGTACACACCAATCTCAAGCTTATGGTGGAGACGAAATGATTCCTGGTGGTCCTGGATTCTTTAGAACTTATAATAACTCCAATACTTGCTGGGCAAAGATTGGAATGCCATACCCAGGTAGACTCATTGACCACAAAGGTGGTCACATTATGTCTAATAATAGAGGTGATGCTTGTAACAATGAGCGCACCTATTGCAACGGAACGACTCCTTGGGCATACAGCACAAACTGCAATGGTGGTCCTGGTATGCCTGGCGTTGGTGCTCCTTCTGCAACCTCCTGCGCCAATAGCTGCTGCTATGGAAGAAGAGGTGGCGGTGGATTTATTAAGATCACATACTGTTCCTGCTGGTTAGGCGTCAACAATAACTGCGCTTACCACTTCTGTAACTAAATATCAATTAAGAAGAGCCATAGAAGATGCCAAATACCAATTTACGAGACTTATTGGGAGTCGTAACCACCGCACAAATTCAGTCACTAGCTGAAGCGGATGTTACAACAAAAGTACCACCATATCCTTCAAAGGATTATACAGTGATGTACATCGCAGCACACTGTGGTGCCACCTGTGACAACTGGACTTCCAACTATGGATACTTCCAGTATCCTGATTGGAAGATCCCCCAAAACACCACAGAAGTCATTTTTGAGATCTGGGCTGCTGGTGGATCTGGTGGTGATAGTCGCTGCTGTGGTAGAGGCATCCCTGGTTCATCTGGTGCTTATGCATATAAGAAGCTATCTGGTGCTGATGTTGTCCCTGGTTGTTCTTATTCCATTGATATTGGTCAAGGTGGTAGAGCAAGAAATAACTTGACTTGTGGTCAGAAAGGTGGAGACACCTACATCACAGGTTATGGTCTTTCTAACTTCTGTGCTGTTGGTGGTGACGGAGGATGCTCTTGCTGCTACATGTGCTGCTGCTTCTGGCACACGAAGTGTACTGTATGCTGCAATGGTCCTTGTGCGCTTTACTACGGTGCTGATGGCGGTGCTTACGGCAACCCTGGCGCTGGTTACATCTTCTGCCACAACAACCACTGCCACAACAAGCAGTACATCCCATATCCTGGTGGTCTAGTTAACGGTAAGGGCGGTTGGTTGCCCATGACCCAATGTGAGCATAGAGGATGTGGATATTGTAGCACCATGTACGCTACCGCACAACTACAATGGGGTGGTGCATATTCCGAAGGTAACTATGTTCCTGGTATCGGTGGTGCCTCTGGTTGGACTGATGGTGGATGCTGCTACGGTCAGCATGGATACCATGGTCTAGTTCGGATTTCCTACAAGCAATCCGAATGCAGCTACTGATCAACATTATATAAATATCTAAAGCAATACTCACGGACTATACAAAGAGATTACTACCATGGCGAACATTTCAAAGGAATACACTTATAACCTACCTGACGAGTACACAAAGCAGACTAGTGATCTTGGACTAACTGCTACTGCGACCTATGAGGGTCCAGAGTTCTTGTACGTATTCGTTGATGCAGAGACTGGTAAACTACAACCAGCACAGTCCTGCATGCCAGTCTTTTCTGAAACTGACCAGGCAGAAAACGCACAAATCAGAGCAGGTCTTGACGAGAGAGCAATTCTCCTCCGTCCTAATACTGATAACACAGATGCTATTATCGCATCTATCTTCTTCCACACCGACACTGGTAAAGAAGCAGGTTATCCACAGAAGACATACACCCTTGACGGCGAGACAGAACCATACTACGAGCGTCCCGATCCTCAACTACCAGACCACACCTACAATGTAGACGAGATTACTTACAATTTCGCTACTGGTTCGTGGGTACAACCTTTCCCATTCATGGAAGTTTGGATCACTATGGAACAGCATGTTGCTGCTCGTGATGGTATTGTTGCAGGAGCAACCGACTTCCTCACTAACCAAAGAGCAAACTTGACTGCTGCTCAAATCACCGAGATTGAAGCATTCATCGCAGAAATGGGTGAAGTATACACCAAGTATGATGGCGTTGAAGCATTCATGATTCCTTTTCCAGTTGATCCTACCGTTGGTCTTCTTGAAAATTATGACTACAACGAAGATCCAGAAGGTCTTCTTACTGAATGATAACAAATTCCGTGGTATAATTGGGGCGGGGAACCGCCCCTTTTTTCGTGCATAAATAGTAGAAACTAAATCATTGTGATTGATTATGAGACCTAAATCATTCTTTATCAATGGTGGTGCTGGACGTGTGCTTTGTTCAATTCCTGCCCTTGAGAAGTATCAAGAGGATCATCCTGACGAGGAGTTCCTAATCGTATGTGAAGGAGGTACAGACTTCTTCAAAGGACATCCTACACTTTATGGCAAGGTGTATGATAGTTGGCACAAAAATATTTTCAGAGACAAACTGATTCATACCGACACAGTTTCTCCAGAACCTTACAGAGTTTGGGAATATTACAATCAGAAATGCAATCTTTCCCAAGCATTCGATATTGCCATTAACAATAAAGGTGTTAGAGATCTGCCCAAACCAACTCTAAAACTTTCTAGAGAAGAAGCTATTAACGGAAAGTTTATTGTTGCCGAAGTAAGACAAAAGACCAAGAAACCAAAAACAGTAGTATTCCAACCATATGGTAGAGGAGTACAGCAAGCAGGTAATATTATTACCGATCCTTCTGGTAGAAGTTTTGAGCACAAGAACGTTGTTTCTATTATCAAGCGTCTACAGAAAAAGTATTCTGTCATTCTGATGTCAGAGTTTGCATTTGATTTCGAGAAAGAAGGACTTCGTGATACTATTTCATTCCCTGCTGGGAATGGAGTTCCCATGAGAGGATGGGCAGGTATCATTGATGAAGCAGACTTGTTCCTTGGATGCGACTCTGTAGGACAGCATATTGCACATGCAGTTGGAACACCAGTTGTTGCTGTTATGGGTTCTACTTTTGGAGAGAATGTTTCGTATCCCGATGACGAAATGTTTGATGTTCTTGATATGGGTGCAGGTCAACGTATCTATGATCCTATTCGCATCTGCCCTGATGAAGAAGCAGCAAGAGCTAATGATGGTATCATGGCAATGAATGATAAGATTGAAGATGTTATCATGAAGTCGGTTGACAAACTGATGAACAAATACTATCGCAAACCTGCTATGGATATTGTTCTTCCTCCAGAATTTGGTGGTCCTACAGCAGATGGTTGTAACTTACCAGAAGCACCCAGCAGCAATGGAAACAATTTTCAAATTCCAATGCAACAACCTGCTCCTGGCGGAACAGATGTAAATATTCCAGCACTAGAAATTCCCAGCAAAGGGTTTTCCGTTAAAAAATAATTGAGGATTAGTAATGAACATTCTTGCAATCGCCCGTGGTCATAACGGGAGCACTACTTTGCTGGTTGACGGTAAGGTAGTATTCTATCTAGAGGAAGAACGCCTCTCTAGATTTAAGTATGATGGTTCCCCTCTGTTGGGAATTGCAAAGGCGTTTGAGTATGTCGATCACATTGACCATCTGGTTGTGTGTCATACTCACCGCCACGGTCCTGTACTGGACTGGTCTGGTGAAGATGCATACCAGGGTTGGGTAAGAAAACTTGCCAGGAAGAAGTTTGAGTTTGAAACTCACTTCATCGACATCAACCACCATGAGATGCATGCTGCATGTGGATTCTATAACTCTGGTTTTGAATCTGCTGCATGTGTTATTGCTGATGGTGCTGGTAGTTTCTTACAGATCGAACAAGTGGGAGATGTATCCTACGAATTTGAAACTATCTTCAACGCATCTTACCCTGGTGAGTTTGATACTGTATTCAAACACATTGGTTCTAAAGCAGCTATTGGTTGTAATGAACCAGAACCAGGTATCTGGATCACAGAGTATCCTGGTCACACCAAGATGTATGAAGCAGTAACTCAATACTGTGGATTCCCAGCAATTGAAGCTGGCAAACTTATGGGTCTTGCTCCATACGGTAAACCCAACGAAGATTTGCCAGACTTCTTCAGAGATGGTTGGGGTAACAGGGACTTAATTATTCCCACGTATCCTAATGCTGCTCAAATTAACATTGGTCGTTATGATATTCTCAAGAAGGATTATGACAACCACGTAGAGGGTGAGTATACCGATATTCAAAAGGATCTTGCATATAAGATTCAGGAACAAACTTCCGACCGTATGGTTCAGTTGATTCGCAAAGCACACGAGTTGACTGGTGAAAAGAACATTGTAATTTGTGGTGGTTATGGTCTCAACTGCGTTGCAAACTACAAGTATTGGAAAGAGTTCCCTGACCTCAACATTTACTGCGAACCTATTTCGCACGATGGTGGTACTTCTATTGGTGGTGCTAAATATGTCTACCACAAAGTAAAAGAAACCGCAAAACCACAGAAACAGGAGTCTGTTTACTATGGTCCTCAATATGATCCTACTGGTTACGAGGCAGATCTAGAAGGTCTAGAAACTACCGACACTTCATATGATGATGTTGCTAAACTGATTCGTGAAGGTAACATCGTAACCATCTATCAGGGTCGTTCTGAAGGTGGTCCACGAGCACTTGGCAACAGATCTATTCTGTTTGATCCTACTATCAAAGATGGTAAAGATCATGTCAATGCAGTTAAGCGTCGTGAATGGTTCCGTCCATTTGCATGCTCCATCAAGAAAGATAAAGTCAGTGACTGGTTTGACTTGGCAGGTCGTGATGAGACCCCTCACATGATGTATGCGGTCAAGTGTCATGACGGAGTGGAAGAGAAGATTCCTTCGGTTATTCATGTGGATAATACATGTCGTATCCAAACTGTAACCCAAGAGCAAAATGAACACTACTACAAACTCATTGATGCATTCGATAAGATTACTGGTGTCCCTATTTTGTTTAACACTTCTTTTAATCTTGGTGGAGACCCGTTGGTCGAGACAATCGAAGATGCAGTCCTCACTCTAAAGAAGAGTGATATTGAATGGATGTATCTGCCAGAGATTCAGAAACTTGTTCATGTTCCTAACGAATGAAAATCTCTTTTGTAAATGGATGTTTTGATGTGCTCCACCCTGGACACATCAAACTCCTAGAATACGCTAGGTCTTTTGGAGACTATCTCATTGTTGCTATTGATTCCGACAGGAAGGTAGCAGAAATGAAAGGTCCCGAGAGACCTATTTTTTCGCAATCCGATAGATCATTGATGTTATCATCCATCAGGTATGTTGATGTCGTTCATATATTTGACACCAAGACCGAGCTAGAGGAGTTGCTGGAATCGATCAAACCTGATACAATGGTAGTCGGTTCCGACTGGAAAGGAAAAGAAGTAGTAGGTTCACGCTATGCAAAATCAGTTCGGTTTTTTGATCGACAAGGAGACTACTCCACCACGCAAACAATTCAAGGTACTCCTTATCGGTGACACCTGTACTGACAGATATGTCTATGGCAGAGTCACTAGGATTAGTCCAGAAGCGCCTGTACCAGTCATGGTTTATGACAGGGTAGAAGATGCCAAGGGTATGGCATGGAACGTCAGAGAGAATCTGCTGTCCTTTGAGGACGATGTTTACATGATGACTCATGAAGCAAAGATTACCAAGACTCGATATGTAGACTCCAAGTCTAACCAACAGATCATGCGGTTAGATGAGAACGATCAAGCTGAAGATTTTGGATGGGATCTACCTACAGAAAAGTTTGATGCTATGGTCATCTCTGACTATAACAAAGGATTCCTTTCCAAAGAGAAGATTCAAGAACTGGTAGATTGGTTTGATGGTCCTGTCTTTATAGACAGCAAGAAAACTGTTCTCCCGACTAATTGCTTTATTAAGATCAATGATCGAGAAGCACAAGAATTAGAAGGAGAATACCCCAATCTAATTGTCACCAAAGGTTCTGAAGGTTGTACTTACGATGGCAGAACTTTTCCTGGTATTAAGGTGCCAGTGTTTGATGTAGCAGGTGCTGGTGATACGTTCCTAGCAGCTTTGGTACATTTCTATCTGTTGCTTGGTACAATTGATCGTGCTATTCCTTATGCAAATAAAGCAGCAGCAATTGCCGTTACACACTTCGGCACTTATGTTCTATCCAAAGATGATGTAAATAATATACGTATTTGATAGGGAGTTAATTATGGCAGATTTAGTCAAGCATGTACCAAAAGGTTGGGGATATGAAAAGTGGATTGTCAATAACGAAAAGTATTGTGGAAAACTTCTCTTTTTTGAGGCGGGTAAGAAGTGCTCTTGGCATTATCACAAACTAAAGCACGAAACTTTCTATTTACATTCAGGTAAAATCTATCTTTACTATGGATTTGAAGATGATTTTTACACAGCTGACCGCACAATATTAACCCCTGGAATTCCTTTCGAGATTCCCAGGGGCATGAGGCATCAAATGATTGCTTTGGAAGATTCAGAATTATATGAGTTCTCTACGACACACTTTGAGTCTGACTCTTATCGAGTAATGAAAGGTGACTGATGTATGTCTCGATTGAGACAAATTCTTTTTGATCCCACTTAAAATTAGAAAAAGTATTATATTGATACTTGTCTTTCAGATGTTCGGGGAAGGGGATCTCTTTGATCTCCGCCCCGAATTTTTCTGCAATGATTTCTGCTACCTGTCTGAAAGAATAGACATGACCAGATCCTAGATCGTAGATACCAGATCCAGCACCGTTGTTGTCTACAATATCTACAACATCATCCACCCAGATAAAGTCTCTCTTACAATTTTCAGATCCCTCAAAGATTTCAATCACACCATTCTGTACTGCTTGCTCTGCAAACTTACTTACGGGACTACGTTGATTACCTTTGTGTTCTTCGCCTAGACCATATACATTGAAGAATCTAAATCCTTGAATGAAGTCAAACCTTTCAATATTTTCAGACACCCATAGATCTACAGCAACCTTTGACTTTGCATAGAGGTTGAGGGGGTCTAGTCCACCATCAGTTCTGTTACCATACACAGAAGCAGAAGATGCATACTTGACTGGGATACCATATTCTAGTGCTTTCTCGAATAGTTCTATGGAAAACTCTACGTTAAAACAAGTAAGTTTTTCCTCATCGGTACAGGTAGTAGAAGAGATTGCGCCCATGTGGATAATCTCATCAATGTCTTTCCACCCTTTAAAGTTCTCAAGCATTGCCCATGCATTGTAATCTTCTACGCCAATGAATGGTTGGTGTTTTTCTGCAAACTTCTTTCCAATGAATCCATTGCATCCCGTAATCAGTTTAGGCATCGTATTGTAGAGCAGTATAAATAAGTATAACACAGAAGGACTATAGCGACAACAAGATGTCTAATCCCACTTTTGGATATTTAGCGTCTCTCGTTTCACCTAAAAAAACTAGAGTCGCACTACATACTGCCCCAACAGGCAAAGTTGTAGAGGGTAAAATTTCGATTACACATAAAGATCCTTATCCAGTACGGGTTAGAATCGGTGTTTCTAGCGGAGGTCTACTAGACTTCAACCCTGAAAACTATATCTTATTTGATTATGAGATTGGCGAAGGTCAGAGTTATGAAAGTGACACCATCTATTATGGTGGCGACCAATCTCTAATTGTATGGTCAACCTGCGAGAGCACATCATTTGTTCTCCACGGTCAGATTCAAGATGACCCAACTGCTACTGGATTCGTTGCAGCAGCTCTACCAACACCAAAACAAAACACAGCAATTTACACAGTTCCTGATGGCGAAGAGGCACTGATCAGTTTGTTTGTTGCAAACCAAGGACCATCACCTGCTAGATTTAGAGTAGCAATTAGTGATGAAGGTGCTGGTACTACAATCACTTCTGATCAATATCTAGAATACAATAGAGACATTGTTCCTAGAACTTCTTATCAAAGAACTAACTTAAAAATTCGTGGTGGACAATCAGTAGTTGTATTCACAGATACTGCTGATGTATCTTTCTCTGTTTATGCAAAGTTCAACTACTCTGTAATCTCCACAGACTTCTCTGTTGGTGGTGCATTTGATGTAGGTGGCACATCTCTCTTAAGAGGTGAACTTACTGTCACTGCAGATACTGTGATCGGAACCGAGTCTACTCCACAGTCACTCAAAGTTGCTAATGTAGACACTGCAGACATTGATCTATATGGTAATCTAACAGTTTATGGTGATGATCTTCCTTGGACAGGTACTACGGGTACACCAACAGTAAAACTTTCAATTTCACAAGATACTGGTAATCTTTCGACCAGTGGTAGTATCTCCACAAGCAGTTTAGCAACTAGTGGAGACATCATTGCTGGATCAAACAAAGTTACATTAAATGGAACCACTGGAGACGTTACCGTAACAGGAGTTTTGGATCCTCAAGGTGGATTCCTAGGTGATTTGAATCTTCTAAATAATAAAGTAACGAACTTGGCAGATCCTGCTGCCGCAACGGACGCTGCAAACCGCAAGTACGTTGATAGTAAGGTTGTAGCATTCTCTATCGCACTAGGATAATAACGGAGTTATAAATGGCAAAACGACAAATTAGAGACTATGTATTCTCCCCAGGTATCGCTGGTGTCGGTACTCTTAAGATCCTGGATAAGGTAGATGTTGATCAGATTCTGATCATCACTAATGCTACCAGCAACCAATTTTTATACAACTTTAGTGATCCGTCTTTACCGATCTCGGTGGAATTCACATCAACGTCAGACGGATCTGACCCAGACTTCCCATACAGTAACACGTTGTCAAATGGTGTGACCACCATTACTTTCCTGTATGATACTTCTGCACAGTTTGCTACTGACAAGATCCTAATCTTTGTAGAAGCAGAAGAGCAAAGAACTAGACCATACGATTTCGGTACTGATGCTATCGAACGTATGAGGTTTGCAGAACCTCAATCGATGCTTGACGCTGACTTTGAGTATGGTATCCAACCAACCAAGTGGCAGTCTCTTGACCTGCTTCGTGGTTATCCTTCTATCTACGAAGTTCCTGGATCTGACATTGGTCTCGTTGCTGTTACAACCGACGCATCTGCTGGATCAGGCGCTATTGGTCCATCAAAAATTACTGTTGATACAGTCCTAGACCACGGTCTAGATGTTGGAGATCCAATTTCTATTAAAGGTCTAGATGACGCTGTTTCTGGTTTCGCAAAAGCAGAAGGTTCGTTTATTATCGACTCTGTTCCCAGCACAACACAGTTTACTTACTATGCTAAAGCAAAAGTAGGAACAACTCCTGCTACAGCACTGCTATCTTCATTCACTGTATTGAAGCAAGCAGGTTTCTATACTGGTGCTGCAATTGGTACTAACCCTGTATTCAGCGTAGTAACTAATGGTGCTTCTGGTAGTTTCCAAACAAGAGGATCTAACCCACAAGGAACGACAAGACTTGGTGTACAACCAGGATCTACTCTACCTCCCATTGGCGCTCCTCTATCTGGTATCGGCGTTCCAACAGGTACACAGGTAACTTCTGTTATCAGCACAAATACTACACTAAACATTACTGACTCTTTCACTGCTCCAGTGTCGGAGATCACATTCAACGATACTGCTGCTATTGAAGTAGGTTCTGCTCTGGACGATGGTAGTGGTAATGCTATCTTCGTTACTAACATTTCTGGAAATGTTGTAACTCTATCTTCACCATATCAAATCGATAAGACTGGTAACAGCTTCGTTTCTCAACCAACAGCAGCAACTCCAGTCAACTTTGGTCAAGGTGTTGGAGCACAGTTCGATATCACCCGAGAGAATGGTGTCTATTCTACGGTTGTTATCAACACTCAAAATTATTACAACAATGTAAGTGGAGCATACTCTGGTCAGTTGGGTAGTGGTGCTGCATTTGTCGTAGAAAGAACTGGTGGTGCAACACCATCTTATGTAAATGTCTTTACCGTACAATCAGGAACCGATTATTCACCAACAGAAACTATCACTATTTCTGGTACTGATCTGGGTGGTGATGCTAGCACAAATGATCTAACTATTACTATTGATACGGTTGGTGTCAATGGAGAAATTACTGGATTGAGTTTTGCTGGTGTTGCTAGTAACAAACTGAATGCAGCTGGTACAGGATACAGTCAAGGTGAAGACTTGGTTGTATATGGTAATGCACTCGGTGGTACTTCTCCACTGAATGATATGGTTATCTCCATTACTTCAGTTGGTGTTGATGGAGAAATCCTAGGATTCAACGTTACTGGTTTTGGTGTACCATCAACATCATTCTATTCTGGTATCGAACAGAACGCTACTTCTGGTTCTGGTATTAACGCTGGTTTCAATATCGAAAGAGTTGGTACTGGATCGGCAACTGCACAGGTAGATGACGTTGTTATCGGTGGCAGCATCGAAGCAGATGATACCTTCAGAATTACTATTGATGGAACTAACGATTATAGTTATACAGCACAGACAGGAGACACCATTGTCGCAGTTAGAAATGGTCTGATTGCTGCTATCAATGATCCTGATACAGGATCCACAACTGTACAGGCAACTACTGGTGCTACAAGCGACACGTTAGATATCACTGCACTGAATCCTGGTACGGCATTTACGATTGCTGTACTGACAGAAGATCAAGGTGGTAATCCTGCGGACACGCAGACAATGACTACCAATAACGTCATTCCAAACAACACCAGCACTTCTACACCAGCATACAATGTCGTCATTTCTAACCCTGGTCAATCATATGCTAACTCTGACACCATTACAATTAATGGAGAACAACTAGGTGGATCTACTGGTGTTAATGACCTAACTATTACAGTACAAACTGTTAATGCACAGGGCGGCATTACTGGCATCACTATTGCTGGTACTCCATGGGATGGTAACCAGACATTCCTGAATATGAATCCAAACCCAGTTGCATTCAACGCAACCTTTATTCCTAGAATTTCTAGCGGTAACTACACTCCAGAAATTTCTAACGCTGGTGAAGGTTACAAATTGGGTTATCAGTTTGTTATCCCAGGCACATCTCTGGGTGGTACGTCACCAACTAACGACATGACAATTACTGTCGATGACGTTGATGCTACTGGCGCAATTCAATTAGCAAGTGCTACTGGTACTCCTGTTAGTGGTGATACCATTGCATTCTTCCCCGCAGTTTCTCTGTCTGCAGCAACCACCAATATCATTGGCGCAAACGCTACAGTAACATACTCTGCTATTGCAAAAATTAATGTCCAGTTTACATCAAACCATGGTCTGGTCCCTGGAGATACTGTTCTGACATCTATCACATCTAATGGTAGTGGTCATGATTTAGCATCTGGTCCATTCTTTGTTGATGAAGTACCTGGTCTAGATAACTTCACATTCACCGCAAGATCGACTGGTAACGTCTCTAGTGGCATCACTGGTGTTGTATATCCAAGAACCGACTCTTTCTATACACACAGACCATTTGATGGTGGTGTTCAGTTGGGTACAGGTTCTCCTGCTCACGGCGCACAGGCAGTTCGTCAATCCAAGAAGTATATCAGATATCAGTCTGGTAAAGGTATTATGTATACCACTGGTGCTCTGTTCGCACCTTCTTATGACTTGAGAAGTGTTGCTGCAGATGGCACCGCAATTGGTAGTATCATCACTTGCGTCACCGACGACCTCAACCACGGTCTACAGGTTGGTGCAGAAATTCAATTGACTGGTCTGACCACAGCAGGATATAACGATCACTATACTGTAGCATCGGTTATTGATGAAATCACATTTACTGTCATTGCGAAGAATAGTCTAGCATCTGCACAAGCATCATTCGGTGATCAACCTTCTGTTGCTCTGTATAGATGGCAAGGTGCTACGGTTCGTGCTGGCGCATTTGATGACCAGAACGGTATCTTCTTCCAGTATGACGGAACAAACATCGCAGTTGGTTTAAGATCCTCTACTTACCAAATTGCTGGTACAGTATCTGCTTCACCAGACTCCAACCAACTTACTGGAAACAATACCAAGTTTACCGAACAGTTGTCTGTTGGTGACAGAATTGTCATTCGTGGCATGTCTCATGTCGTTACCGATATTCAAGGAGACACACTATTATCAATCAACCCAGACTTTAGAGGCGTTGCTAATGCAATTAATGTTAAAGCAGCACTGACCAAAGAAATCATTATTCCACAGAATGAGTGGAACATTGATAGATGTGATGGCACTGGTAAGTCTGGATATGACATCGAGATCAACAGAATGCAGATGATCGGATTCCAGTATACCTGGTACGGTGCTGGATTCATTGACTGGATGTTCAGAGGTCCATCTGGTAACTTCGTCTTCTGCCACAGACTCAAGAACAACAACAGAAACAACGAAGCGTTCATGCGTTCTGGTAACCTACCTGTTCGCTATGAGGTTATCAACGAAGGTGCGAAGAACAAACTACAATCAGCACTGTCATCTTCAGAAACCGATTCTATGGTACTAAAGGATGCATCATTGTTCCCAGCAAGTGGTACTGTATTGATCAATAACGAGATTGTTAGATACACCGCTAAATTAAATAATACTCTGACTGGTCTAACTAGATCCGCAAACTACACCAACTTCGTTGCTGGTTCTCAAAGAACCTTCCTTGCAGGTAGTGCAGACGACCACAATGCTAACGCTGGTGTTATCTTACTATCCAACACAGCAACTCCACAGATTAATCACTGGGGTTCTGCATTCCTGACTGATGGTGGATTCGATGAAGATCGTGGATACCTATTCAACTATCAGGAAAAAGAGATTGAGATTACAACCACGAAATCTACTATCTTCCTGATTAGACTGTCGCCTAGCGTTTCTAACGCTATCACTGGTGACCTAGGTGAAAGAGAACTCATCAACAGAGCACAGTTGCTCCTCAAGAATATTGAGATTACTACACAGGGTGGTAACAGTTCTCAAGGTATTATTATTGAGGGTGTTCTTAATCCCAAGAACTATCCAACTAATCCAAATGACGTTACCTGGGCAGGTTTGAATACAGGCGGTGCGGGTGGACAACCATCATTCGCACAGATTGCATCTGGTGGTGATATTACATTCGTTGGTGGTACTGCTCCAATCAGTGCTACTAACGCTGGAACTCAAAACTACTCTTCCAACTATGTCTTCTTCAATACATCAGACATCGGTGGTGTACAGATTGGTTTTGGTGTAACTGGTGGTGACTTGAGAGGTGGTACTACTGTTGTTAACATTTTCAGAAGAAATAGCAGTACAACTTGGATCCAGTTCTCTGACAGAACTAGAGCAGGAGGAGCAGGATCTTCCACATATGTGTTTGAACCACTGACTGGCGCAGCAACTCCTGGTGAGCAGGTCTTCGCTTTCACTGCATCTCCTGGATCCAGAGACACCATCGATCTTTCTGAACTGAAGGAACTTACCAATACTCCAATCGGCGGTAGAGGTACATTCCCCAACGGTCCAGACGTACTAGCGATTAATGCGTATCTAACTTCTGGTAACGCAATTAACGCAACGATTAACGTTCGCTGGTCTGAAGCACAGGCATAAGGAGCACACATGGCAGAACCCTCTAGTAGACAAGAACTCAAGGAGTATTGTTTGAGGCGTCTCGGTCATCCAGTTCTCGAAATCAACGTAGATGACGATCAACTCGATGACCTGATTGACGACGCTTTTCAATACTACCGTGAGCGACACATGGATGGTGTCGAGAAGATGTATCTCAAGCATGAGATTACAGCAGATGATGTGACAAGATTTGATGGTGCAGATGAAACATCATCAACACCAGCTCCTGATGCTGCTACTTGGATTAGTAGAAAGAACTTCATTGAAGTGCCAGAGCACGTAGTTGGCATCTCTAAAGTTATGGGCATCTCCTCCAACTTTGCGAGGAACAATCTTTTTGGTATGAACAACCAGTATTTCCTGATGGATATATTTTCCTTCTCGTCAGGATTTGCTTTTGGTAACTTCGACATGACGAACTACTACATGATCAAGCAGTATTTTGAAACGCTTGACATGATTGTTCAGACTGGATCTCTGGTGCAGTTTAGATTTAACCAGAGACAGGACAGACTATTCATTGATATCGATAAGCACAGAATGGTAGAAGGTAACTTCCTCCTAATCGAGTGCTATCGTTTCTTGAATCCTGATGACTTTACTCAAGTCTACAATGATAGTTTTGTCAAGCAGTATCTAACTGCGCTGATCAAGAGACAGTGGGGTCAAAACCTAATCAAGTTTAACAACGTACAACTGCCTGGTGGTGTATCACTTAACGGCAGACAGTTGTTTGAGGATGCACAGAAAGAGATCGATGCTCTCATGGAAAAAAGTGCAACCTACTATGAGCTTCCCCCAATGGATATGATCGGATGAAAAGTATCTACTTCCCGCAACATGGTGGTGTTAACACCGAGCAGAACCTTATCCAAAGTTTAGTGGATGAGCAGATCAAATTGTTCGGTAGCGATGTCTACTATCTTCCAAGGAAGATGATCAAAGATGTAGCACTCAATGACATCCTGTATTCCGAGTTTAAGACTCAATACATGATTGAGATGTTACTGATCAATGTTGAGGGGTTTGGATCACCATCCGAATTCATCAGTAAGTTTGGTCTACGTATCACTGATGAGATCACAATGGTGGTGTCACAGAACAGGTGGAGTCAGGTATTCCAAGAGTTTGCTGACATCACCACTGTAGATGGTAGACCTAATGAAGGCGACCTTATCTATCTACCACTCACAGAAGACCTGTATGAGATTAAGTTTGTAGAAAGAGAGGCACCATTCTACCAGTTAGGTAAGAACTACATTTATACAATGACTGCCGAGATCTACGAACTTGGTAACGATGAGTTCGAGACAGGTATCGAAGAGATTGATGTCATTGAAGAAGTCTTTGCACCTTCTATTACAATTGCTATGGATCCTGAAGCTACCACACACTATTCTCTAGGAGAGACTGTGACTGGTGGCACGACAGGAACTACAGCAGAAGTTTCGTTCTGGGATAGAGATACCCACGAACTCAAACTTATCAATAGAAATGGCAACTTTACTCCTGGCGAAACTATCACTGGAGCAGAGAGTGGCACTGTACAAGACAGCGTTACAGTAGACAATCTATCACTAGAAAATGTTCAGTACGCTGATAATAAATACATTGAGACTACGGCTAATGATCTACTTGACTTTACCGAAGTGAATCCATTTGGAGAGTATGGCAACGTTACTGGTGAATTCTGATGTTAGGACCACATTTTTATAACGAAGCGATTAGGAAAACAGTAATCGGTTTCGGTACACTATTCAACAATATTGAAATCAGGAAGAAAGATCCTTCTACTGGAACTGTGATTGAAGCAGAGAAGGTTCCTCTTGCTTATGGTCCCAAGCAAAAATTTCTAGCAAGACTAGAACAGAACCCTGACGTTGATAAGAAGATCGCGATCACTTTGCCTCGTCTCTATTTTGAGATGACAAATATTTCTTATGACACATCTAGAAAAATCACAGCAACCCAAAAGCTTAAGAAGACTATTGATGCAGATGGAGAATCCCTCTCTGTACAATACGTGCCCGTACCCTATAACATGGAGTTTGAACTCGGAATCATCGCCAAGTCACAAGACGACGGACTACAGATTCTTGAGCAAATACTTCCGTTCTTCCAACCAAATTTCAACATTACGTTGAACATGATCCCAGACATGGGAGAGAAGAAGGATATCACTATCAACCTAAACAACATCAACTATGAAGATGATTGGGACGGTGACTTCCTAGACAGAAGAAGCATTGTGTGGACGTTGAACTTCACTGCTAGATCTTTCATCTACGGTCCTTTCACCAAGTCTGGTGTTATCAAGAAGGCAACAATTATCGAAGCAACTGGAGACAAGAATGGATCTCCAGAGAACAGACATACACAACTTACATACACACCCAAGGCACTGGAAGACAAAAACCAGGATGGTGTTATCGATGCACAAGACGACGCACTTGTCATCAGTACAGACGACTTTGGATTTAACGAGGGTATTGATTTGTTATGAACGAATTTGAAAAGAACATGGAAGATATCTTTGATATCGAAGTTGAATCTGAAGAGGTTGCGATCGAAGCATCACAACCATCCAAACCAGTTCCTGAAAAGAAAGAGCAGTCTCACCAGGATAAAGACTACGAATATTCTAGAGCACAACTGTACAACCTTATTGACAAGGGTCAGGAGGCGCTCAACGGGGCGTTAGAGGTAGCGCAGGAGTCAGGGCACCCAAGAGCATATGAGGTTGCTGTGAACGCCATGAAGCAGGTTGCAGACACCACTGACAAACTGATTGACTTACAAAAGAAAATGAAAGACCTGGATGCACCTACGAAGGGTCCTACACAAAACACCACAAACAATCTATTTGTTGGTAGCACAGCAGACTTGCAAAAGATGCTAAAGCAAATAAATAAAAAGGAAGATGATACGGATTCATAAATATGAAGTCGTTTAAGCAACTGCGTAGTGACATCACCGAAGCAGCCTGGACCCGAAAGGAAGGTAAGAAAAAGTCTGGAGGACTCAACGAGAAAGGAAGAAAGTCTTACGAAAGAGAGAATCCTGGATCAGACCTCAAGGCACCAAGCAAGAAGGTTGGAAACCCCCGCAGGGCATCCTTCTGCGCTCGAATGAAGGGCATGAAAAAGAAGTTAACCAGCAAGAAAACTGCCAACGATAAGGACAGTAGAATCAATAAGTCACTTCGTGCGTGGAATTGCTGACATAACATGTAAAAACATTGTTAAATTTGTTGAATATTGATTGAGTATCCTATAATTAGTTATGAGTTTTGAACCTGAAATGCGTCTTAACGACACCGACATCTACCGTCTGATCACTGCCTGTAAACTCTACCAAGAGAAGACAGGTTCAGAGTATATGTGGGAACAATATGATGATCTTATTAATAAGCTCAAAACTTATCAAGATCAATATTCGACAAACACATGAGAATTTTATTCGCTTTTCTCGCGACACTATTTCTCGCCGCTCCTGCGTGGGCAGTAGATGTACAGATGGGTTCCAACGGGAACCTAGTTTTCGATCCAGCAGAAGTTACTATTTCAGCTGGTGAGTCGGTTCATTTCGTCAACAACATGCTTCCACCCCACAATGTTATTGTTGAGGACCACCCCGAACTGGATCACGAAGCACTCGCATTGTTACCTGGTGAAGAGTTTGATGTAACCTTCACAGAGGCAGGAGACTACACCTACTGGTGTGCTCCACATAAAGGTGCAGGCATGATCGGCACTGTACATGTAGAATAATGCAAACAATCAACAGGTTCGTTTTAGATATCACTGTTGCAATATTAGATTTTCTCTACCAAGGTAGGGACTATCAACGCTTTTGGGTGCTTGAGGAAATCGCTCGGGCACCCTATTTTGCGTTCTTAAGCGTGTTACATTTTCGCGAGAGCATGGGACTTCGCGGTCCCGAGCATCTATATTTGATGAAACAACACTTCGAGCAGAGCGTCAATGAAACAGAACATCTGGAATATATGGAATCTAGGGGCGGTAATCTTTATTTTATCGATCGCTTTGTTGCCAAGCACCTCGTCCTTATCTACTATTGGACTAACGTGGTTTATTATTGGGTATCTCCTCGCCTTGCTTACCATCTCTCCTACGAGGTAGAGATTCATGCAGCAGAAACTTACGGTAAGTTTCTTGCTTTGCATGGGCATGACGACAAGATCCTTGAGATCTTGAATGATGAACTACACCACTCAAAAGAACTGAAGGATGCTATGGAGATGATTCATGTTTAAGAACTGGGGCAAAGGTATAGAACCACCCGAACGACTAACTAGAGATGATGTGCAGGAGATGATCGATGATGCCATACGCAAACATAATCGTAATGCTTCAATTATCTCAATGTGTGTTGGTTGGCTTGTTCTTGCACTTTTTGCTGAAGGTCTTCTTCGACTCATTGGAGTAATACCACCGCTACTACCATGGTTGAAAATAACATTATAGTAATAGAATGGATAGGCATTATCCTTGCCTTGGTATTTGGCGTGACCATGTTCTGTCAAGGTCATGCTATTTTCCATGGTAAATATGGGTATAAACACACAGAGCGTGAGAAGAAAAAAATGTCTGACGCTCGTGAACAAGTTGAAAATTTATTCAAAGACAAATGAAAGTAGGACTAATCGGTTTAGGTAGGATGGGCGAAGGCATGTCCCGCCGTATGTTGAAAACAGGTATTGAAGTTTATGGTTACCGAAGAAATGTCGCCAAGGCACAAGAAGCAGCAGCGAACGGGTATATTACTGCAGCTGCAGATTCTTTGGAAAGCCTTGTTCAAGTAGTACACCAAGATGATACTGCTGGCATTGTTCCTGGTATCTTTCAACTCGTCATCCCCGCAGAACTAGTAGAGGACACACTCAATGAGCTACTACCACTTTGTATGGAGGGTGATATTATTATTGATCATGGCAATTCCAATTTTAAGGACTCTAGACGCAGGGCAGAAAGGTTGTCTAAACTGGGCATCCAATATCTTGACTGTGGTACTAGTGGTGGTGTTTA